CCAAAAAGATTAATAAAAAGAAAACATCTATCGGAAACGGTAAATTTACAAAACACAAAAACCCTGGTGCCAACGGCGGCAATAAAGGGTACAAAAAGAAATACCGAGGACAAGGAAAAGGATAGTCTGCACCCGTAGCTCAGTTGGATAGAGCAACAGCCTTCTAAGCTGTGGGTCATAGGTTCGAGTCCTATCGGGTGTGCCATTTATTATGAAAAAAGAAATAGCAATTAAAATAATTATAATGAGTTTTAGCGTGACAGTATTAAGCATGTCAATAACTTTATTTTTATTAAGCAAGTGTGGGTAAGTGGTAAAAATTATTTTAACATTGTTGTTGGCAAATAATACTGCTTATGCTGGCATCACTGTCAAGCCACGAACTTATATGTGGCACACACATCATGAATATTGTATTCACCGCCCCCCTCCTAATCCAAATGGTGCTTGGGAATGGGTACCCGGTAATTATATATTTATACAAACCCGATTTGGTTTTGTGAGGCGTGTATGGAAAGATGGACATTGGAAACTTAATCCATTTACTTGAATAATGCCACCTTAGCTCAGTGGTAGAGCAGTTGCCTTGTAAGCATCAGGTCGTCAGTTCGAGTCTGACAGGTGGCTCCATTTTTTATGAATGATAATTTAAAAAAAGTTATAACATGGAGAGTTCTTTCATTTACTATAGGGAGTATAATTAGTTATTTATATCTTGGTGAATTTAAAAAGTCATTTGAATTAACCATTATATTAACGATAATAATGACCACAGTACATTATTTTTATGAACAAGCATGGGAAAATAACAAAGCAAGAACCTAATTATTTACACTAAGGTATCTTAATGGCAAAAAGAAAATATGTTATAGATACGAGCGTTTACTTAACAGAGCACCAATCAATTCATAAATTTGGAATTCATGATATAATTGTTCCACTAAAAGTATTAGAAGAAATTGACGCTCATAAAAAAAGACAAGATGCGGTGGGCGCTAATGCTCGCGGCATTATTCGTACATTTGATGGACTAAGGGAGAAAGGTAATTTACATAAAGGAATTCGTCTTGCGAAAGGTCGAGGAATTGTCAGTGTTAAGGGTCACGACCCGGACTATCTTCCTCCCGACTTAAATCCATCTCAGGCAGACCATATTATTATAGCGACTGCTCTGACAGAAAAAGCCAAGAATCCCAATAGAAAAGTAATTGTAGTTACTCGTGATATTAATATGAGAGTTATTTGCGATTCCTTGGGGCTTCTGTGTGAAGACTATAGTTTAACGCAACTTGTTGACAGCGCAGATAGTTTATATAGCGGATTTACAGAAATATTAGTAGATGACCATTTGGTAGAGGGGTTTTACAATAATGAACCTGTATACTTGGAAGACGAACAATATAAAAATTTATATCCAAACCAGTTTCTTATGTTGATTTCAAATGCAAATGAAAAAAAGACCGCCTTGTGTCTTTATAAAGACCAGGGTCAAAAGCTGCACCATCTTGCAGAATATAAAAAAAGGGGCGTATGGGGCGTAAAATCTCGCAACAAAGAGCAATTATTCGCCTTAAACTTGTTAATGGATCCAAATATTCCGATTGTTTCTTTAGTTGGAAAAGCTGGGAGTGGTAAGACTCTTTTAGCCACCGCAGCCGGATTACAACAAATAATGGAAAAAGATGAAAATCAAGTATATAAAAGACTAATTATATCACGACCCGTTCAGCCTTTAGGAAATGACATTGGGTTCCTACCAGGCACAATGCAAGAAAAAATGGCACCTTGGTTGATGCCTATTCAAGATAATCTTCAATTTCTTATGGGTGATGATAAAGCTACTCTTGAGATGTATGTGGAGAAAGGTGTAATAGAGGTCGAGGCATTAACATATATTAGGGGTCGTTCAATATCTAATGCTTTTATTATTATTGATGAGGCACAAAATCTCACTACACACGAAATTAAAACAATTATTACAAGAGTCGGTGAAGGAACCAAAATAGTCTTCACTGGCGACATTGATCAAATTGATAATGTTTATGTTGACGCGACCACAAACGGATTGACATATACTATTGAAAAATTTAAAAAACACGATATTTGTGGTCATGTTACTTTACAAAAAGGTGAAAGGAGTAAAGTCGCTACTCTCGGAGCAAAAATACTTTAAAAGGAAAAAATGGAAAATTTAGACACAACAGAGATACTTAAAGAAGCTGTCGATAGCAACACTGCAATGAAAACATGGCTTGTTAATTATGTGGGAGAAAAACACGATCCACAAGATGATCAAGTCACTGTTGAAATGATCGTGGAAACCATGGCAAAAGAATTCCCAGAATTTTTGATGGCTGTGGCTGAAGAAAACTGGGTGAGAGGATATCACCAAGCCTTACATGATGTTGAGGTTGGCCAAAAAGCACACGAAGAAGAATTACAAAAAAATGGTGAAAAATAATTTACTTATTTACATTCAGGAAAATTCAAAAAAAACTGGAATATATTACCTGAATAATGATATACCTGTGTGGTCTGATGATCCACTTCCTGAACATATTAATTTGTCGGCTGTTTTAGAAAAAATAGAAAAAACAATTCCATCTGCATATTTTAGATATGTCCATGCTGTAAAAATTGGAACATATCCCGAAATGATTGACCGTGAAATAAATGCCATGTATAGGGATAATGTTTTATACATATCCAACTTTCAATCTGATGAAGAGGATATGTATGATGATATTATACATGAAATAGCGCATGCTGTCGAGGCACACAATACCGAATTGATTTATGGGGATGAGAAATTGATGGTGGAGTTTCTTGGAAAAAGAAAAAGATTATTTAATATCTTGAAAAACAAGGGATATGATGTTAAACTAGAAGAGTTCTTAAAAGTGGGATACGATTACAATTTTGATATGTTTCTGTTTCAAGAAATCGGATATTCATTATTAAATAATCTAGTCATGGGACTTTTTCCTGGGGCATATTCTGTTACAACGCTAAATGAATATTTTGCCACTGGTTTTGAGAACTTTTACATGGGAGAATCTAATTACATAAAAAAGATTTGTCCTCAATTGGCACAAAAATTACTTTATTTGGATAATATAGCAAATGAATATTAATGATTATATAGAAAAGCACTCAAAATTAGAACACACAAAGGAAAAAAACGTTTTCACATTTCACATATGTGTCCCTTTAAAGAAGGAAGGAGAAAAGCATTGGGTCATTAACACCCCTCATGTGCTTGAATATTTATCCTCTGTTAAAAAGATAAAGTCTTTGTCTATTTTGCAGATTGGATCGACCATTATAAATGACCATCCAGACGGATTGGTTAGTAATTGGGTTTTTGTAGATGTCAGCAAAAAGCCAACAAAAAATAAAAAAACCAACAAAGAGGTGTGAATTGCCACACATTTCCTATTCGGAATTAAAAAATTGGTGTCATTGTCCCTATTATCATAAGTTAGTTAATATTGATAAAATAAAACATTTTGAAGGGAATGAATATACTGCTTTTGGGACCGCTTTACACTCTTTCTGTGAACATCTTTTAACAAAACAGATTAGTGTAACTGACAAGGCTTTTTTTATAAAAGAGTTTAGACAAGAATTAAAAAGTCTTGATAAAGATTTAAATAAAAAACTTGTAGTTTCTATGTTTGAACAGGGTAAGAAAATTGTGCCTGAGTTAATACCAGCCTTAAGAAAGGTGTTTGGGGATTACGATGTTTTTACAACAGAAGAGAAGCTATACGAACCTCTTGGAGAAGTTGAAAACTATTTATTTAAAGGATATGTCGATTTAGTATTAAAAACTAAAGACGGAAAGTATCACATAATTGATTGGAAAACTTGTTCATGGGGATGGGATTCTAAAAAGCGCTCGGATAAAATGATCGCCTATCAGTTGGTGCTTTATAAACATTATTTTTGTAAAAAACACAATATTGACCCAAAGAATGTGGAAACTCACTTTGCACTTTTAAAAAGAACGGCGAAAAAAGATATAGTAGAGGTGTTTAGCGTGACAAGCGGCACGAAGCGAACAGAAAATGCTCTTGAATTACTACAAAGAGCGATTGAAACGATTAAGAGTGGAGTTCACATAAAAAATAAATTATCTTGTACTTCTGGATATGGTTGTGAATTTTACAAAACACAATATTGTAAATAGGAAATTGAAATGAGTGATACCTCAAGTGAAAAAAAGAAAATATTTGTATTAGCGGACCATCCGTTTACTCCATCTGGTGTTGGAACCCAGACCAGATATGTTATAGAAGCCCTATTGAGAACAGGGAGGTATAAGTTCGTATGTTTTGGCGGGGCAGTGAAACATCACGACTATAAACCCCAGAGAACTGAAGAGTGGGGTGATGATTTAATTATACACCCTGTTGATGGGTATGGAAATCAAGATATGGTTCGTTCTGTAATTAGGCATGAAAGACCCGATCTTTTATGGTTTATGACCGATCCGCGTTTTTGGGGGTGGCTCTGGACTATAGATAATGAAGTTCGCGCCCATATGCCAATGTTATACTATCATGTATGGGATAATAAACCATATCCTTATTTTAATAAATATGCTTATTCTTCAAATGACTTTATTGCCACAATTTCAAAACTAACAGATGATATTGTTAAAACTGTTGCACCAGACGTTGAGTCGCTTTATTTACCACATGCAGTTAACGCAGAAATATTTAAAAAATTACCAGCTAACGAAGTGCAGACTTTTAGAAAAAACACTTTTCCCTCTGAAGGTGATAATAAAAAATTTATATTTTTCTGGAACAATCGTAACGCCAGACGCAAGCAGAGTGGAACTTTAATTTTCTGGTATAAAGAATTTTTAGATAAAATCGGTCATGATAAGTCCACTCTCATCATGCATACCGATCCAAAAGATCCGCATGGTCAAGAATTAAATCACATTATAGAGAGCCTGGGATTAACTGACGGTCAAGTGCTATTTTCGACTCAAAAGATGGACCCCGCAGGTCTTTGTATGATGTATAATATGGCAGACTGTACTATTAATATTTCAGATGCTGAAGGTTTTGGTCTGGCCACACTAGAATCTTTGTCATGTGGCACTCCGATTATTGTCAATATGACAGGGGGGCTACAAGAGCAAGTAACGGATGGAAAGGACTGGTTTGGTTTTGGATTAGAGCCAGCCTCCAAAGCCATTATTGGGTCTCAAGAGGTGCCGTATATTTATGAAGATAGATTAAATAAAGATCAGTTTGTAGACGCCTTGGTCAAAATGTATAATATGAGCCAAGAAGAGCGAGATGAGCTTGGTAGAAAGGGGAGAGCCCATGTGGAAAAAAACTATAATTTTGATAATTTTTGTAGCACCTGGGTTGATGTAGTTGATACAGTAATAGAAAAACACGGCTCTTGGGAAAATAGAAAAATTTATAAACCATGGACATTTAGGGAGATTAAATAATGAAAACAATATTAGTAAGAGGTCCGGCACTCTCTCGTTCTGGATATGGCGAGCAAACAAGATTTGCTTTGAGGGCACTAAGAACCCATGAAGATAGGTTTAATATTCTCGTGCAAAATATTTCATGGGGTCAAACCGGCTGGATAACAGATGACACTGAAGAACGGCGCTGGATCGATAATATAATTGGCAAAACCCACCATCACCTAAATCAGCAATTGCCTATAGATATATCATTGCAAGTTACTATTCCAAATGAGTGGGAAAAGATTGCTCCTATAAATATTGGTTATACAGCAGGAATTGAGGCATCGAAAATAGCACCTGTATGGATAGAAAAATCATTTTTAATGGATAGGATTATAACAATTTCCAACCATTCAAAAAAAGTATTTGAATCAACAGTGTACGAGGCATTAAACGAACAAACACAAGAAAAATTTCTATTTAAAACTGAAACGCCAATACATGTTGTACACTACCCAGTTAAGGATTTAACTGTTGAAAAGCTCGACATAGAACTGGATTATGATTTCAACTTTTTAACAGTGGCTCAAATGGGTCCACGAAAAAATTTAGCCAACACGATTAAGTGGTTTATAGAAGAGTTTAAAGATGAAGAAGTGGGACTTGTGGTTAAAACAAATATTGCCAATTGTAGTACTTTTGATCAACATAGAACTGCTAATGACATTAGCCGACTAATAAATCAGGTTCCCGAACGTAAGTGCAAAGTATATTTGTTACATGGAGATCTAACATTACAACAAATGAATTCTTTATACACAAATCCAAAAATTAAATGTTATGTAACACACACACATGGAGAAGGATTTGGAATTCCTATATTTGAAGCAGCTTATTTTGGAGTCCCTGTGATAGCCCCTCAGTGGAGTGGGCAAAATGATTTCTTACATGCTCCAATTAAAGTAGGAAAGCAAAAGAAGGCAAAACTGCGACCATTGTTCTGTAGAACAGAATACACAATATCACAAATTCCACAAGAGGCTGTTTGGGATGGTGTTTTACAGGCAGATGCAATGTGGTGCATTCCGTCTGAAAAGGGAGCAAAAAACTCTTATAGAGAAATGTATAAAAATTATAAAAAATATGCTGCCATGGCTAAAAAACTAAAAAAATATATATTGCAAAACTTTACTGAACAAGAACAGCATGAAGAGTTTGTCAACTTTGTTCTGGGGGAAGAAGAACTAGAGTTAGAAAACTGGCTTTCTGAATTTTCAGAAGAATTGCAAGTTCATGAGTAAAATAATAATTATAGCTGATTTTTTTGTTAACGAAATCATGGGCGGTGGCGAAATAAACAATGATGAATTAATAAAAATATTGAGAAAGAAAAAATACGAGGTTGATGAAATTAAAAGCATCAACGTAACACCGAGGTATTTAAAAGAATTGCCTCTTGATACCAAGATTATCGTTTCTAATTTTATTCAACTATCGAAAGAAAGTAAACAAATAATACAAAATGAAAAATCATATTTAATTTATGAACACGACCACAAATATGTCAAAACAAGAAATCCGGCAGATTATAAAAACTTCCTCGCACCCAAAGAGCATATAATAAACTACAATTTTTATAAAAATGCAAAATCTGTATTATGCCAAAGCACTTTTCACTCAGATATTGTTAAATCAAATTTACATTTTGATAATATTCTAAGCTTAAGTGGGAATCTTTGGTCGCCATCTTCTTTAGAGTTGATGGAAAAAATTTGTAAGATAGATAAAGGGCAAAAATATTCAATTATTAATTCTAATACATGGCACAAAAATACAAAAGGAACAGTGTATTTGTGCGAAACAAAAAAATGGGAGTATGATTTGATAAATCCTGGTTCATATAGCAAGTTTCTGTCCGATTTAGGAAAAAATGATAAGTTTATATTTTTACCAAAAACTCCCGAAACTTTGTCACGAATTGTTGTAGAAGCTAGAATGATGGGTATGTCTGTGATCACCAATAATTTAGTTGGCGCAACAAAAGAAGCTTGGTTTTCTCAAAAAGGGCCAGAACTAATTGAAACTGTTCTCAAGATGAGAAAATCCATACCAGAAAAAGTATTACAATCTTTTTAAAGTATTATGAAAATTACAATTATCATCCCTTGCTATAATGCAGAAGCCTGGATAGCCGAAAGCATTAAGTCTGCTCTCTTACAAACATATGAAAATACTGAAGTGATTTTTGTTGATAATGAAAGTACAGATAATAGTCACGCAATTGCTTTAGAAATTCAAAAATTAAATCCAAAACTAAAAGTTTTTACAGCACCAAATTTATATAAATATTCTTGGGAAGAGCCTGTGGATAAAGCCCTGTCCGAAGCTACTGGTGAATATTTTACTATTTTGGGAGCAGACGATTATATTGACAAAGATTATATCAAGAACATAGTAAATGTAATTTCTGTCGCTCCAAACAAAATACAAATTATACAAACACCAATAAGGGGCGTTTTAAAAAATAAAGAAAAATACTTAGAAGAGATTAAGCACACTTATAAAAGTTTAGAGGAATTTAAAACACTTTTGTTTAAAAGGTGCCCCGTTAATACACCAACTGTAGTATATAAAAAACAACTATATGATTCGGGTATAATTCGTTGGAATTCCAAAAAATATCTTGGTGCGGCAGACTATGATTTATATTTTAACATAGCCCATCATGACATTTTTATATATCCATATCCAAAATGGTTAGGATATTTCTACAGATGGCATGACAAACAGGCTACTTGGGGAATGCACCAAGAAAATACTAACTATGATTCAATTATCCAAGCACACTGGAATGCTGTCTGGGACTGGGAATAAAAGAGGTTAATATGGGTACTATTAGAGTAGCAGATTATATTTTTGATAGAATATCTGAGCTTGGTGCTAAACACATCTTTATGTTGACAGGCGGCGGTGCAATGTTTTTAAACGATGCTGTCGCAAAGAATAAAAATTTATCTGCCATATGTGTTCATCACGAACAGGCCGCAGCCATGGGTGCTGTAGGTTACTCAAAATATGAAAACGATTATGGCGTAGTTTGTACGACTACTGGGTGTGGCTCTACAAACACAATAACCGGCTTATTGGAGGCGTGGCAGGATAATGTAAAGTGCATATTTATTTCGGGACAAGTAAACAAAGATCAGACTTCATATATGTCTGAAACACCCCTGCGTCAATTTGGTGTACAAGAAGCGGATATTGTAGAAATTGTAAAATCAATAACAAAATATGCAGTAATGATTACTGATCCTGAAATGGTTGCATATCATCTTGATAAAGCATTTCACCTATGTTCTACTGGGCGTCCTGGTCCGGTTTGGATTGATGTGCCGTTGGACGTACAAGGTGCTTATGTTGATCCTCAAAAGCTCAAAAGATACATGCCTGCTGTAGAAAATAGCAAAGTTGATCTAAAAGATTTTTATACCTTGCTGGAAAATTCTAAAAGACCGATATTATTAGCTGGAAATGGTATAAAACTATCAGGCGCTACCAGTGAATTTTTACAATTTGTTAAAAAACACAACATACCTGTTGTTTCAACCTATCTTGGAATAGATCTTTTATCACATCAAGACCCATTGATGATTGGGTGTGTGGGGGTAAAAGGAACAAGAGCGGGAAATTTTGCATTACAAAACTCCGATTTAGTAATAGCGATTGGTACCAGACTAAGTGTGCCAGTAATTGGATATAAATATCATTTTTTTGCAAGAGAGGCTAAAATTGTAGTTGTAGATATTGATCCTGCCGAACATCAAAAAAAGACAATTAATATTAATACATTTATACACGCTGATGCTAAAGACTTTTTTAATGCCTGTACGTTGGAAAATATAACAAAGCCTGTGCAGTCGCAAAAATGGGCTGATACTTGCTATAGTTGGAAAAACAATTGGACAGTGTATCAAAAAGAGTATGAAAAAGACGACACAGGAATTAACCTATATTACTTTATTGAAAAACTGTCAGATTGTATGCATAGTGATTCCGTTGTAGTCTCTGATGCGGGATCAGCATATTACGTGACATCGCAAGGATTAAAAATAAAAGACAAACAAAAATATGTGACCTCTGGAGCCCAAGCCGACATGGGATTCACCATTCCAGCATCCGTGGGCGTTAGTTTTGCCAATAATAAAAAAGATGTTATTGGTATTACTGGAGACGGATCATTTCAGACTAACATACAAGAATTGCAGACTATAGTGCATTATAATTTACCAATTAAATTATTTATATGGAACAATGATGGATATCTTTCAATTCAAAATACACAAAATAAATTTTTTGATGGAAGGCTTATAGGAGTCGATAAAGACTCGGGTGTATCGTTTCCCAAAATTGAAAAAATTGCAAAAGCCTATGGTATAAAATATTTTAAAGTAGAAAAAGCAAAAAATATTTCAAAAACAATATCAGAAGTGTTACAATGTACAGAACCAGTGATATGCGAAGTAATGTGTCAAAAACAACAACAAATACTTCCTACATTGGCAAGCATGAAAACTGACGATGGTAAAATAATTTCTAAGCCTTTGGAAGACATGTATCCGTACATGGATAGAGAAGAGTTTTATGATAATATGATTGTTAGTCCATTAGAAGAAAAATAAGGAGCTTACAATGGCCGCAGATGACAGAAACAAAGTAACAATACTTAAACTACGAAGACAAAAAAAATTAGGAAACAAGACAGTGCTTGTTACTGCTTATGATTATCCACAAGCAAGAATTGCTGATGGTGCAGACGTAGATTGCATTTTGGTTGGAGATTCATTGGGAATGACAACCTTGGGATATAAAACAACTATTCCAGTAACCATGGATGATATGATAAGACACTCAGAAGCTGTTGCAAGAGGGGCAAAAAAGGCGTTTCTTATAGGAGACATGCCATATATGTCTTATCAGGTATCGAACGAAGAGGCAGTGCATAATGCCGGTAGATTTGTTCGGGCGGGCATGGACTGCGTTAAAGTTGAGGGCGCAATGACAGAGAGAATTAGAGCAATTGCTGACTCTGGTATCATGGTGATGAGTCATTTGGGGCTAACTCCACATACTAGAGCCAAACTCGGCGGTTATCGCGTGCAGGGTAAAACAGCAAAGCAAGCCGAGATTATTTTAAAACAAGCACTCGACCTACAAGAAGCTGGCTGCACTTTTTTACTTTTAGAAGGTATGCCAAGAGAATCAGCAGAAATGATTGCTAACGAATTATCCATTCCAGTATATGGAATTGGAGCCGGTGATAAGGTGGACGGTCAATTGGTAATATTCCACGACCTTATGGGGTTGTTTTGGGAATTTAAATCCAAATTTGTTAAGCGATATTGCGAAGCGGGACAAATAATGCAAAATGCTCTTAGCAATTATACAGAAGAAGTTCGAAACGGACTGTTTCCTTCTGAAGAAAACTTTTATGCAATAAAAGAAGAAGAACTTGAAAGACTGCTGGGAGGAGGAAACTGGAAACATGATATAATTTATGAAAACGATCAAGGTTTTCCAACGAATCATTCCGCCACTCCTAATACTGTTTTAAAAAAAAAGTAAAATCTTCAAAGTCCAATAGTGATGTGGAATATTGGAAAGATATGTTTAAAAATCCATGGACAATACAGTGAACAATATATTGATTACTGGAGGAAATGGCTTTTTAGCAAAAGAATTGACACTATATTTTTCCAATAATAGTGAGATAAATTTAATTTCTACAAACCGCAGCACTCTTGATATTGCAAACGCACAACAGGTTAATGACTTCTTTAATTTGAACAACATCGATATTGTGATACATACCGCAGTAAAAGGCGGCAAAAGAAATCAACAAGAGAGCATAGATGATTTTTTTTCTAATATATCCATGTTTAATAATTTGTTAAACTGTTCAAACAAATATAAGATGTTGTTTAATTTTGGTTCGGGCGCTGAGTTTGATAGATTTTTTAATATATCTCTTGCCAAAGAAGAATCGATTTTTAATCACCGCCCAATTGACTATTATGGATTATCCAAAAATTTTATTAGTAGAAAAATTTCTGAACTAGATTCAAGATATTTTAATTTAAGGTTGTTTGGTTGTTTTGGTCATTTTGAAGAGCCTCAAAGACTCATAAGAGCTTCTTTTGATAATATACAAAATGGTAAACCAATTGCGATTAATCAAGATAAATTTATGGACTATTTTTATGCACAAGATGTTGGAAAAGTAATAGAACATATTATACAAAGCAATAAAGATGTCATACCTAGAGATATTAATTTATGTTACGAGAAAAAATATAAACTAACAGATATATCAAACATGATTCTTGACTTGACTGGAAATGAAGAATCGGTTATAATAAAAAAAGAAACTCTTGGTAAACCATATACTGGTTGCGGCAAAAAACTTAAGGGGCTAAACATTGATTTACTTGGGATACATAAGGGTATTGAGATATGTCTGAAAAATTGGAAAAAATCCTAGATTTAGTCAGCGAATACATTGTAGATAAAAAGAAAAACGATAAATGGGACGCGGGCATTGATTGGCTATCTTATTCTGGTCCACATTATGATGAAAACGAGTATGTAGCCGCCGTCAAGAGTCTTTTAGATGAATGGCTTGTATTTGGTAAAGATTGCAGAGATTTTGAGATTGAGTTTCCAAAATTACTGGGGCTTCAAAGAGGTGTATTAACTAACTCTGGTAGTTCGGCAAATCTATTGATGGTAAGTGCCCTCTCTTCGCCCACACCGGCTCTTAGAAAATACCACCTACCAAGAGGCAGTAAGTTTATAACGCCGGTTGTATGCTTTCCTACAACGTTAAATCCTCTTTTGCAAAACGGATACGAGCCAGTTTTTGTCGATGTTACATTACCAGACTTAAATTTAGACTTAGATCAGGTAGAAAAACAACTTGAACAAGATCCCGATATCAGAGGTATAATTTTTGCACATGTGCTTGGAAACCCTCCTGACATGGATCGCTTAATGTCCTTGGTAGAAAAATATAATTTAATATTTTTGGAAGATTGCTGTGATGCCCTGGGTTCAACATACAAGGGTAAAAAACTTGGTTCTTTTGGGGTGATGTCTACATGCTCTTTTTACCCAGCGCATCATATGACAATGGCTGAAGGCGGTTTTATAGCAACAAACAGCTATGCTCTTTATAAAACACTGGCTAGTCTTCGAGATTGGGGGCGCGGCTGTTATTGCAATGAAAAAAAGCCAGGCGATGTAACAACGGGTACCGCATGTGGAGACAGGTTTAAAAATTGGCTATGTGGCCGTAGTGACGTTATTTATGATCATAGGTATGTTTATAATGAAGTGGGGTATAACCTCAAACCCATAGAGTTGCAAGGTGCTCTCGGCAAACAACAAATTAAAAAATTGCCAGAAATGGAAAATGCACGAAGACTTAATTTTCAAAAACTATATAATATCTTTAAGCCATATGAAAAATATTTCTGGTTAAATTCTGCAACTCCAGGTTCAGATCCTTGTTGGTTTGGATTTTTGTTTACCGTTAAACCAGACGCCCCTTTTAACAGGGAGCAATTTGTTAATTTTTTAGAAACTAACAAAATTCAGACAAGACCATATTTTGCAGGCAACGTTTTATATCACCCGGCATACAAAAACTTGAGACAAGATGAAAATAACATAAGGGAAAAATATCCAATAGCAGATATAGTAACTTTGGGCTCTGCATTTTTAGGTACATATATCGGATACACAGACGAGAAGATGAACTATATTAAGAAAAATGTAGATAAGTTTTTTCAGGAGTTAAAATGAAAATTGTTTATATTACAGGCTGTCTTGGTTTTATAGGCTCCTATGTTACGAGAAAGTGTCTTCAAAAAGGCTGGATGGTCTATGGCGTAGATAAATGCACATACGTTGCAAACACAGACTTGCTGCAAGAATTTAACCAATATCAAAATTTTACTTTTGAAAAAAAAGACATTAAAAAGCTTGCACATTTGTATGATTGTGATTATATTATTAATATAGCCGCCGAGTCTCATGTTGGAAATAGCATTGTACAAAGCGATTCATTTATTGACAGCAATATTGTTGGGGTTAAAAACCTATTGGACCTTTTAAGACACAAACCAAATAATGTTTCTAAAAGACCAATATTTCTACACTTCAGTACAGACGAAGTATATGGCGATATTGAAACCGGAGTACACACAGAAACGGATTTATTACAACCAAGCAATCCTTATTCGGCAGCCAAGGCAGCGGCGGATATGTTGGTAATGGCGTGGTCAAGAACATATAATATTGAGTATATTATTTTGCGACCAACAAATAACTATGGAATTGGACAATATCCTGAAAAACTTATACCGCTATCGGTAAAAAATCTTAATAGAAATAGAAAAATTAGACTTCATAATATGGGAACACCCATACGAAATTGGCTACATGCCGATGATACAGCCGAAGCAGTGATGACTATTATTGAATCGGGCGTAACAAATCAAATATACAATATAGCTGGTGGGTTTGAACAAACAAATATAGAAACCGTTAAAAAGATTATTCACAGCTATTATTCGCCAGAATGTAATTGGGAACAATATGTGGATTTGTCATATCATCGAGAAGGACAAGATGTTAGATATGCCCTTGATGATATTAAATTACGTGATTTGGGATGGCAGCCAAAAAAACAATTTGACGAAGAACTTGATAATATAGTTGCGCATTACAAAAATAATTTTAAATGGTAATAGAAAAATGAGGTTAAAATACAGTGACATTATTGGAAAGCATAAAAACATACCATGTGCAATCACACTTCACGGTCCAAGTTTAGATCCTTACAGAGATCGAATACAAGACTTACAAAGGCAAAATAAATTAATAAGATTTGACGTTAATGAATGGTATGATTATTTTGAAGAGAAACCCAACTATTGGGTTGTATCAAATACAGAATTTACAATTGATGCCTCAATAAGAAGAAATCGTATATGGGCTGAGAGAAAATACGAGCACAATGTGTTCAACAAATATAATGTACCTCTTTTATATAATGCAACAGCAGACTTGACAGATTTAGACTTTGTTGACAAGAATTTACAATGCGATTACTTGCCTTATGACACCAAGCATTTTAAGGGACATAGGTGTGTTGAGATCTTAAAAAATTTTAAAACATATTATGAGCAAAATAGAAATTTAAATTTTAAATATTATGGAAACAACGAACAATTGTGGCAGCCGCCTAATATAAAGGGATTTGCACCATGGAAGCAAAAATTACACGGACGCATCGGCGGTGCCTGGAATGTATCGGGAAAGTGTTGCGCATTTATTGATCAGAGCACGTTGCAGGAAGAATTACAAAAACATTCTGGATATGAACAACATATGGGGCCGGGGCAGACTGTTGGGTTGTTTGCGGGCATGTTTGCAATATTAATGGGATGTAATCCGATATATATTGTCGGTCTTGATTTAGACTGTGAAGCAGGCTTTGCCGCAGGCAAGCAAACACTTGGTGTTTACAACGAGGGGCATGTTGGGCATTGGAAGGTAATTTATAGAGATTTTCTTCTTGATGACATGCGTATATTAAAAGAAAGTGCAGAAAAACTTGGCATTGAGATTATCAATTTAAATAAACAATCTTGGCATGATGTATTTCAAAAAGGCGAATTAAATTTATAATAATTATGTTATAATAAAAACACTACTGGGGTGAGGTTGTCCAGGTATCAACGCCTGACTGTTAATCAGGAGACTGCTGGTTCGAGTCCAGCCACCCCAGCCAAAATCACTAACAATATAAAAGGAAAAAAAATGAAAAAAACTTTTGTTATCGCAGAAATCGGAATTAATCACAATGGTGATTTAAATTTGGCAAAAAAACTAATTGATGGAGCCGTTACAGCGGGCTGTGACATGGTGAAGTTTCAAAAAAGAACAGTTGATTTGGTATATACTAAACAAGAACTTGATAAGACAAGAGAAAGTCCCTGGGGAACAACCAATCGTGAACAAAAAATGGGATTAGAGTTTGGTGAAAAAGAATATGATCAAATTGACAGATATTGTAAGAAAAAAGGAATTTATTGGACTGCATCTGCATGGGATGTGCCAAGCCAATTATTTTTAAGAAAATATGATTTAAAATACAACAAAGTTGCATCTCCGATGCTAACACATGATGATTTGTTACAAACGATTGCGGAAGAAAAAAAGTATACTTTTATTTCAACAGGTATGAGTACGGTTGAGCAAATCAGAAAAGCTGTTAACATTTTTAAGAAAGCAGGTTGCCCTTTTGAGCTAATGCACTGTAATAGTACCTATCCCCTTAATCCAGAAGATGCAAATTTGCGTGTAATAAACACATTGCGTAGTGATTTTGGTTGTGATGTGGGGTATAGCGGACACGAAGTAGGTGTTATCGTTAGTTGTGCAGCGGTCGCCCTGGGTGCAACTTCCATAGAAAGACACATTACTTTAGATCGAGCTATGTATGGCTCGGATCAATCTGCTTCGTTAGAACTGGGAGGGTTAAATAAATTGGTGGCATATATTAGAGATATTGAAACATCTTTGGGATCCCCCGTAAAAAAATTGCATGCCTCGGAGGTACCTGCTATGAAAAAGCTTAGGAAATATTAATGACACTGACCGCACTAATACCGGCACGAGGTGGTAGCAAGGGCGTACCAAGAAAAAATATTCATAATTTGGCTGGATATCCCCTTATTGCATATTCTATAATCGCGTGTAAGGCTTCTTCAAAAATAAGTAGAGTGGTAGTATCGACTGATGACGAAGAGATAGCTGATGTAGCAAGACAGTATGGCGCAGAAGTTCCGTTTATGAGACCTAAAGAATTTGCGGGCGATAAGTCAACTGACTTAGAGGTTATTAAGCATTTCTATTCCATGGAAGGACCACAAGATTTAGCTTTTGTTAGACCAACAACTCCGATTAGGGAACCTGTTGTCATGGATGGTATTGTTGATAAATTCATTAAAAATTATTCAAACATTACTGGACTAAGATCCGCACATGAGCTTTCAGAATCGCCTTATAAGTTTTTTAAAATTGTAGATGGAATATTCACTGGGTTTTTTGATCATTTTGATGGAATAAAAGATTATACAAATTTACCCAGACAAATGTTTCCAAAAGCGTATCATCCAAACGGATATCTTGATATTTTAAAAAAAGATACAGTTTTAGCAGGTAGTGATTTTGGTAGCAAAATTTTACCCGCAATTACTGAATTTACAGTTGAAGTTGATGATAAATATCATTTTGAATTACTGGAAAGCCAAATTGCAATGGGCAAAGACAAAGTATATCAGGAGCTAAAAAATGGTGTATACTAAGAACCGCTTTATAAAAGAAGATTTTGAACTAAACTATGGTGACTTAACAGAAATTAGGCATAAGTATGAGCCATTGGCCCTCGGAGATCAGGTGCCGGTTGTGTGGCACAAAGCAAAAGATTTCAATGTTTATGATGAGAGTGGGAACAAGTGGATCGATATGACTGCTGGGATTTTTGCAGCCAACGCTGGACACTCGAACGAAGAAATAAAGAAAGCTATAAAAAAACAATTGGATGACGATTTGCTTTTTGCATATCAATATGAGACACGTATAAGGTCGAAATTTGTTACCAAGTTTATTGATACAACTCCAGATTATCTTAACAAGGTCGTGTTGTTAAATACAGGCTCTGAAGCAACAGATGCTTGCTATAAAATAATTAAACTTTGGGCAAAGAAAAATAATAAAAAATATATTGTTTGCTTTAATGGAAGTTATCACGGTAGAGTTCTGGGCTCGGCGCTGATGTGTGGTAGTAAGGACGCTACACAATGGTCGAATGTTGTAGACGATGATATTGTGTTCATAGATTTTCCTTATGATGAAGATTCGCGCTTTGATCCATCGCTTCTACCACCCAGAGAACAAATAGCTGCTTTTTTCTTAGAAACGTATCAGGGGTGGGGAGCTTGCATGTATCCCCCTCAATATATAAAGGATTTATATACTTTTGCTAGAGAAAGCGGTGCTTTAGTCTGTTTTGATGAGGTTCAAGCAGGATTTTATAGAATGGGCAAGCTTTTTGGATTTATGACTTATGGTGATTTTATTGAACCAGATATGATTACTCTTGGTAAGGGTATCTCCTCTTCTCTTCCAATGTCTGCGGTGTTGGGCAGGGCGGAAATCATAGATGTAGACTTAGATGCTAATTTAAGCGGCACACATGCTGGAAATGCCCTTGGTTCTGCTGCATGTTTGGCTAATTTAGAGGTGTTAACTAGTAAAAAGTTTCAAACAGAACTTGAGAAAAAGATAGTCTATTTTGAAAAGAGGTGCGAAGAACTCTTAAGACTTAATTCTGTAGTAAAAGTTAACTATCGAGGAATGGTCGCTGGCATAATCTTAGATAATACAAAAGTTGCGAATGATGCAGTCAATAGATGCATTCTAAATGGAGTGCTTCCTGTTTGCACATTTAGAGAGTCCATAAAGCTCGGGCCTCCTTTGACTATCAGCATTGAAGCAATAGGAGAAGCGTTTGATGTTATCGAAAATGCAATAATTGAGGCATCAAATGTCAAAAAATAAAAAATCAATTATCAATGATGAAAAATATTTATCACACACATATTCAGATAATGCAGCACCCCCTAGTGAATATCCAGACTTACTTGCAAAATGGCTTTTGGAAAATGTTTTTCACGAACCTGGAAAAATAGCTGATTTTGGCTGTGGCCGCGGCGACTATCTTCGCGCATTTAAATTACTTAATTTTGAACCTTACGGGTTGGATATTTCGCCCAATATTAAAAAACTTTCGGACTTTAAGGTAAAACAAGTAGACTTTATCAACGATGAGACACCATATGTCGAGGAAAAGTTTGATTTTATTTTTAGCAAATCAGTTATTGAACACCTTAGAGAGCCAACACCTTATTTTTCAGCAATACACGAGGGCTTAAAAAAGGGTGGAAAAGCAGTGGTCATGGTGCCAAGCTGGGCTCACACTTATTGGGGTCCATTTTATATTGATTACACCCATGTAACGCCGTTTACTGCCAAATCCCTAAAGGATGCGCTGGAAATGGCCGGGTTTGAGAATGTGAATGTTAGATACTTTTATCAACTTCCCGTCGTATGGAAACACCCATGGCTTAAGCCTTTGATACAACTATTTTCTAAATTACCTTTACCCTACGCCCCGTATAATGAAGTACCGTGGGAAACCTCTAATAAATTTAATAAGCTAATACGTTTCTCGAAAGAAGTAATGTTAATGGCAATTGTGGAGAAATAAAATGTTAAACATTAGACACACCGGTATTGTTACCAGTGATATTGAAAAATCAATCTTATTTTATCAAAATTTTGGATTTAAAATACAAAAAGATATGTTGGAGTCTGGAGATTATATCGACAACTTTTCCGCTCTCAATGGTGTCATTGTCAGAACGGTGAAAATGTCGTTAGAAAACGGAGATATGATTGAGCTATTAAATTATAAATCACATCCAGAAAAGCCCGATATGAGCAGAAAAATAACACAAATTGGATGCTCTCATGTTGCCCTAACTGTTCCCGATTTGGATGAATTATATAATAACTTAAAACGACAGCACGTTGTCTTTAATAGTCCTCCGCAGTATTCTCCTGATGGATATGCAAAGGTTACTTTCTGTAAAGATCCAGATGGGTCGCTTGTTGAATTAGTGGAGGTGCTGGTTTGAGCTTTATAGAAAACTTGTTTTCGTTGCAGGGGAAAGTCGCAATTGTAACCGGCTCGGCTCGTGGCAATGGTAAAGCAATTGCAGAAGGTCTGCTTTCGGCTGGTGCTACGGTTGTTGCAGTTGATATAATAGAACAAGAGATTGGTTGCAAAAAAGTTTTATGTGATATTACGGACACAAAACAATTAAACAATTTGGTACAAAACACGATAGAAGAGTATGGGAAAATTGATATATTAGTAAACAATGCCGGAGTTAGTCTTGGAAGTGAGGATGAAGAGTACCCAGATCATCTTTGGGAAAAAACATTAGATGTCAATATTACGGCACCATTTAGGCTGACAAAGCTTGTTTCCGAACACATGAAAGGTCAAAATAGCGGATCGATAATAAACATAACAAGCTTAAATGCCGAGCTTGCATTTCCAAACAACCCTGCTTATATGGCATCTAAGGGTGCGTTAAAACAATTTACAAAATCACTGGCATATGATTTGGGGTCTTACGGAATTCGTGCCAATAATGTTGGTCCCGGTTATATCAAAACTGATATGACTAAAAAAAGCTGGAAAGATCCAGAAATGAATAAAATAAGAAAAAATAGAACTTTATTAGGTAGATGGGGATATCCAGAGGATTTGGTGGGAACAGTTGTATTTTTATCTTCTAATGCTTCGCGTTTTGTAACTGGTCAGGATTTATATGTGGATGGCGGCTGGCTCATGAAGGGATTATAAAATGCACTATAATTTTACAGCTTTTGATGAATTTGAGATATTTTCTTCCAAGAGCAATATAGAGCAATATAGAGAGTTTAAGCTCAACGAAGTTCAGAAAAATGTTTCTTTTATAAAAAGGCATTTTAAAAACAAAATAGATGTTTTAGAGATTGGCTCTGGAAATTCAAAGTTCTTATATGCTTTGGAGCAACACAATCTTTTGAATTTTGGATATGGCGTAGATGTCAGCAAGAGCAGAGTGGACTTTGCTGACGAATGGAAGAGGGATTTAAGATTAAATAATATACACAACATGCACAAAAATATATTAGATTCAGATATGAGTGAGTTCCCACAAGTTGATTTAATATATTGTGTCGATATGGCCTTTCAACTTTTCGATCCAGCGTCTCAAGGCAGTGATATAAAATTTTTAAATAGTTGCTATAAAAAACTAAAGAAGGGGGGTAAAATAATATTAGAACTGGACAACAATAGTAAAATATTAAAAAGCCTTGAAAACAACGAGGCCAAGTTATGGCAGGAGTTTGACAGCTCAGATCCCTGGAGGTATCTGTTGTGGGATTGCAACTATGAACCAAAAAGATCGTATTTACATATCAAAAAAACTTTTATAAAAAGAGATCTATCTGAAATTTCTAGAAATAACATATGTTTAAGAGTTTATACACACAACGACATAATTAATATACTAGACAAACTTTCTTTTAAAAAAATGCAAATATATAACCACTGGGATAAGAAAGGCGACATGTCTGATGATGAATTTATAATTATAGGAGAAAAATAATGGCAAAACAAGATAAGGTTCGTAAAACACCACAAATTAAGCCACCAGTTTTTTCGGCAAATGTGGATTTCAAACCAAAAAAAAATAAAGGATATCAAAACAGGGTACTTTTATTAAATCCTCCGACCGATAGAACTCAATTTGTGGGATCTGACAATTATTTCCCTCTTGGGCTCATAATGCTTGCAACAGTTCTTCGAGGAAATGATGATGTAGCAGAAATTATGGATATTAATAATGATTTCTTTCATCGTGATTTGGATGATGATCTTTTTATACAATATATGAATGAGGTTGTACTACCATATGTTGAAGAATTCAAGCCCGATATGGTTGGCATTGGCGGCACTTTTTCTGGAGCATTTAAATATACGAAAATTATTGCAAGAATGGTGAAAAATAAGTTTCCAACCATCCCCACTATCGTAGGTGGAAATCATGCTAGCACATTTAAGGGAATGGTACTGGAAAGGTTTAGGTATATAGATTATGTTATGATTGGGGAGGGAGAATATACTTTTCCTGAATTTTTACACTCAGTTATACACAAAAACAACGAAGGGCTTGAGCTTGTTGATGGCATATGTTATAGAAAAGGCGGACACAGAGCGGTGCCCTATGATGTATCACTTCAGGACGACCACACACCGGCAGCCGAAATTATTACACAACAAAAGAAATTTTATATTAATAATTTAGATGAATTGCCAAAACCGGATTTTGACATTGTTGGTGTTGATAAATATTATATGGATACATCAGATTGGTATAATCCTCACAATATAGAAGTTGGACAACCATTTCCCATTATATCCAGTAGAAGTTGTCCCATGAGATGCACATTTTGTAATATGTGGCACGTCCATGGTCCAAAAATAAGATATAGAAGCGCAGAAGATGTTGTTGACGAAATAGAATATTTATATCACACACACAATGCAAGATATTTCCAATTTATGGATGATAACTTTACATTTGATAAAAAACGTGTTATTAAAATGATGACCGAGATTAAAAGAAGAGGATTGAAAATCTCATATGATACTCCGAACGGTATTGCAATTAATCGACTGGACGAGGATGTTATTCGAGCAATGGTAGAAGGTGGTTTGATTAGAATAAGCATTGCAATTGAGAGCGGTTCACAAAAAATAAGAGAGATTATGATGAAAGGCCTCAAACAAGACAAGATTTATGAAGCGGCGAATGAATTGGCAAAGTATCCACACGTATTTGTAAAAGCATTTTTTATTGTTGGAATGCCCGAGGAAACAGAAGAGACCTTAGAAGAAACAAGAAGTATGATTAAAACTCTTCCAATAGATAAATTCTCTATCAATTACGCTACGCCATTTCCTGGTACTGCATTGTTTAATCAATGTAAAGCAAAGGGAATGTTGCGCTATGAAGTAGAAGACTATGTTGAGATTGATGGTCATCAATTAAGATCAGATAGACCTCATTTTAAGCCATACGAATTAACCGAACAGCAATTGATGGATTTTATTGAGTGGGGTGATGAGTATATTAAAACACTCCCAGATAAGACCGGAAAATATGACCCACGAGGTGCTGGCGACATTGCCTCCTATGGTAGTGTATTTAACTGACAGAGGTGTAAGTGTCAAGTTTGAAAATGAATTATGTCCCTAAAGGGTGGGGATTTGAGAAGTGGATTGTAAATTGCGATGAATATTGTGGAAAATTACTTTATTTTGTTAAAGGCAAACGATGTTCTTGGCACTACCACGAACTAAAAGATGAAGTTTTCTATATTCAGTCTGGGAAAATGTTGGTAAAATATTCTGATGATGACGATATTGAAAATGCAAAAGAACTAATATTAGAAAAAGGCGATAACTTTCACGTTTATCGAGGGTTGCGCCATCAAATGATTGCTCTGCAAGATACAGAATTGTTTGAGTTTTCAACCCAACACTTTGATAGTGATAGCTATAGGATTCAAAAAGGTGATTGATGATTTATTACATCGATATAGATGAGACAATCTGCTATTATGACGGAGACAGACATTATCCAGATGCTCTGCCAAATCAGGAAAGGATAAGCAAGATTAACGCCCTATACGATGAAGGGCATAAAGTTGTTTATTGGACTGCCCGAGGCGGAACCACCGGAATTGACTGGACAGACACAACACGCGAACAGTTAATCAAATGGGGTGCAAAACACGACGAACTAAAAATGTGGAAGCCAGCATATGATGTTTTTATATGTGATAAGGCAATAAATTCAGAGAGGTTTTTCAATGAAGAAGGTTAAGGTTAATTTATTTGACAGCCTGGGTCCAGACAATTATTATGAGTATTGGCAAAGCCACAATTTTTCTAGTGAATTCGAGCCCAAGAAAGTTCAATGGGTTTATGAAAGCCGTGGTAAGGGGTATGAAAAATATGATGGTGTCACAGTTTTTACAGACAAAGATATACTGTCTCCGTGGGTTGATCGGGTTGATACAAAATATAAAATAGCATGGCTCGTAGAGTGCAAAGCGATTCATCCTTTTTCATATAAACAAGTTGTACAATTTGAAGATAAGTTTGATTATATTTTTACCTTCGACGAAGAGTTGTTAAAAAGGGGTGACAAGTATATTAAAAACCTTATAGGGACTTCCCGAGTTTCAAATGAAGATGCGGGTGTACACCCTAAAACAAAGCTTCTGTCACTAATCGCATCAAAAAAACAATGGACAAAAGGGCACAAACTTAGACATATTGTAGCGGAATCTATCAAGGATAAATATCCTGTGGACCTCTGGGGCACTGCGTATAAGCCATTTGGACTAAACAATCAGGGTCTTTCCGCCGCTGCAATCCGAGAGGGTAAAAGCGAGCCATTAAGAGATTATAATTTTAGCATTACAATAATGAACTCGAAAGAAAATAATTATTTTACCGAAACTTTAGTCGATGTTTTCAGACATGGAACAATACCGATTTTTTGGGGTTGTGAAAACATTGGAGAATACTTTAATGAAAAGGGAATTTTAAAATTTAATAGTGCCTCTGAATTAATAACGATACTTGACAACTTAACTCCAGAGTTGTATAATGAAAAAATAGAATACGTTAAAGAAAATTATGAATTAGCAAAAAAGTATGTTTCTATGGACGATACTTTTGCAACCAATTTAATTGAAAGGGTATTGAAAAATGAGTAGTAGAAAATATTTACCAACACTATCAGAACTGGTGGATAGGCTTTCAATTGTACAGTTAAAAGAAGTTTTTATTACAGAACACAAGGAAGAATATGCACAAGAGATATCTGATATATGTCACGATATTGAAATAATATTGGAAAATTCGGATAGTATTACTGCCGATACGGTGCGTGCAATTGTGGTTTTATCACAAATGAACTTGCATATTTGGCATAATGAATCAAACTATCGAAAGGGAATTAAAGATGGCAACAACCTTGAGCTTACCCATGGGTTAAATGGAATTCGCAATACGGCAAAAAACAAGATACAAGAAATTGTTGGTGGTCGTAAAGATTACAAAATAGATTGTCTAGCGGCTGAGTTTAAGGATTGGGAAGTTAGTTGGAAAAATGATTAAGGATGTGAAGTATTACGAGCCCGATGCTTATACAGATTATAGAGGTGATCTGTGGACTCTGTGGCAATCAGGAGATTGTGATTTAAGCTTTAATCATGATAAGGTTTCCACTTCTCGTAAGAATGTGCTTCGCGGAATTCATGGCGATTTTAAATCTTGGAAATTAGTAACTTGTTTACATGGAGAACTGTACTTTGTAATGGTTGACAATCGCAAAAATTCTGAAACCTATAAAATGTGGAATTGGACAATACTAAGCCCCCACAACAAGAAACAAGTTCTTTTACCACCTGGCGTCGGCAATGGTTTTTTGGTTTTAAGTGATCATTCTGTTTTTCATTATAAGTGGGCATATGAAGGAAAATACCCAGATGTACAAGATCAGTTTACTATTAAATGGAATGATTCGTCCATAAATATTGATTGGCCAATTACAAACCCTATTTTACAACCAAGAGATAAATAATGAATGTAAAAATACCACCTCATTTGCGGAAAGTGAGGGATGTAAGTTTAACTCCGCAAGAACTAATTGATTTTGAAGCAAAGGTCAGAGACTATTATGAAGCTGGTAAAATTAAAGGACCAATTCATTTAGCTAAAAACAATGAAAATGAACTAATACATATTTTTCAATATATCAGCAAAGATGATTGGGTTTTTGTGCCATGGAGAAATCATTATCAGGCGCTTTTGCACGGAGTGAATCCAGACAAACTATTAAATTGGATCATAGAGGGCAGGAGTATGGGCACTAATAATGTAAATCCAAATTTTTATGCATCATCTATTGTGGGAGGTATTATTCCTATCGCTGTGGGTGCCGCTGTAGCCCTTAAGAGAAAAGAAACGACTCGTCGTGTGTGGTGTTTTGTGGGAGACATGACAATGGAAACTGGCGTGTTTCATGAGGCATATAAATATGTTAAGAACTTTGATCTACCATTACAGTGGGTTATAGAGGATAATAATATGAGCGTTCACACTCCTACCGAAATGGCGTGGAATAATAAACAAAGAGTTCCTGAAGATGTAATCTATTATGAGTATGAAATGGGCTATCCTCATCACGGAACTGGCAAGTGGGTGAATTTTTAAAATGCGCTATAAAGAAGAAATTATTAGAGCAATGAATTGGCTTGCAGAGAAAGAAGATACCGTATTTTTGGGACAAGCTTGCAAGGTCAGTGGCCACGCTATATCAAGTACTATTACAGACGTTCCACAAGAAAAACGTATTGAGCTTCCTGTATTTGAAGAAACACAACTCGGAATATCTACAGGCATGGCTTTAGAGGGTTATGTGCCCATCACCATGTACCCCAGATTTGATTTTTTTATTTTAGCAATGAATCAGTTGGTCAATCATTTGGATAAAATGAGAGACATGTCAAAAAATGACATGAAACCAAAAGTAATTATCCGTGTCGCTGTTGGGGCAAAAACACCAATTGATGCCGGACCACAACACACTCAAAACCATACTGATGCGTTGAGGTTAATGCTTACTGATGTCAATGTTGTCGAACTTACAGAGCCAGAGCAAGTATTTCCATCTTTCAAAGAGGCATATGAAAGAGAAGACGGGCGAGCAACCTTGTTGGTAGAACATGGAGAGTTTTATGTCTCAAAATAAATTTAACTGGTCGTTAATTAATGACAACATCACCATTGAAGATAAGCTGGCAATGGTTTCGTTTATATCTGCACCAAATGTGAGATTTACAAATGGAGCCAAGGTCAGAGAATTCGAATCAGCATGGTCGGAATGGGAGGGTGTTAAAAATACCACATTTGTAAACTCTGGAGCCAGCGCCAATTATATTATGATGTCTGTCGTTAAAGAGTTGAAAGGCGCAGGCGAGGTTGTTGTTCCCCCTCTCGGCTGGGTTTCTGATATCTCTCCTGTTGTTAATTTAGGAATGACCCCTGTGTTTGTTGACATTGACCCTAAAACACTTTGCATCAGTTATGAAAACATAGTACAAGCAGTTACTGAAGAAACAGTGGCTATTGTTATTGTGCATGCTTTGGGGTTTAATGGTATTGATCAACGAATTATTGATTTTGCAAAAGAAAGACAAATCATACTTATTGAGGATTGTTGTGAAGCCCACGGCGCGACATATAATGGACAAAGAGTAGGTAGCTTTGGAGATATGTCTAATTTTTCGTTTTATTTTGGACATCATATTACTACAATTGAGGGCGGCGTTGTTTGTACAAACAACGACACGCTTCATGAGTATGTGAGACTTTTTCGTTCGCATGGCATGACGAGAGAAACATCAGCACAATTTCAAAAAGAATATCAAGAAAAGTATCCTAATTTAAATCCGTTATTCACTTTTGCCGTACCGGGATATAATATGAGAAATGCAGAAATTAATGCAGTTTTAGGTCTGCAACAAATGAAAAGACTTGATTACAATATCCAAAGAAGAATTGATAATATGAAATTATGGAATTCGAGTTTGAATTCTGCAATTTATTATACTGATTTTATTTTGGAAGGTAATAGCAACTTTGCATTGCCGCTTGTTTTGAGGCAACCTAATAAAGAAAGATTTAATAATATTTGCTCCATTTTGGAACAAGAGAGGGTAGAATATCGAACGGGCACAGCGGGTGGTGGTAATCAAACGTTGCAACCTTATTTGGTGGAAGGTAAGTACGATTATAGAGTAGTCGGCGATCTAGATTATGTAAACCACATCCACCACTATTCTTTATATATTGGGAACCACCCAGAATTAAAAGATAAACAAATTATTGAATTATGTAATAGGATTAACAATGTTTAAAAATAAAAGAGTGCTTGTAACCGGCGGCCACGGCATGATTGGTCGTGAGTTGGTGAAATTGTTGGTTGACCTTGGCGCACTTGTAACAGTCGCAGATATTAGTGAAAACACAAATCTTGAAGGAGTTGAATATAAACAAGTCGATTTATGCTTTTTTGACCAATGTATGGAAGTTTGTAAGGACCAGGAGATTGTTTTTAATTTAGCGGGCATTAAAGGTTCTCCAAAAATGTGCGCAGAACAACCCGCAGATTTTATGGTACCCATGCTTCAATTCAACACAAACATGATGGAAGCCGCCATGAAGCACGAAGTCGAGTGGTATTTATATACAAGCTCAGTCGGTGTATACAAGCCCGCAGAAGTCTTAAAAGAAGACGATGTTTGGTCCACGTTCCCATCGCCAAATGACAGATTTGCCGGATGGGCAAAAAGAATTGGAGAATTGCAAGCTGAAGCATATGCGATCCAACATGGTAAAAGCAATATATCAATTGTTAGACCTGCAAATGTGTATGGAAATAATGACAACTTTAATCCAGCAAACGCCATGGTTATTCCTTCGTTAATTAGAAAGGCTCATGAAAATGATGTTCTTGAGGTATGGGGTGATGGAACGGCAATCCGTGATTTTATTCATGCCAAAGATGTTGCACTGGGAATGCTCCACGTTGTTGAAAACGGAATTACAAAGCCCGTTAACTTAGGTAGTGGAGATGGCGTTGCGATTAAAACTATTGCTGAAATTGTTGCAAAGAGATTTGGTAAGGAAATAAAGTGGCTAACTGACAAGCCCACAGGAGACGCCAGAAGAGTTTTTGATATGAGCAGGGCGTATGATTGTGGATTTAAACCAAGTGTTAGTGTTGAGAATGGCATTAATGATACAATTGATTGGTTTTTAGAAAATAAGGAAATAATCGACAAGAGATATAATGCCTTTACAAAATGATAAAGTTTTAATCACCGGCACTAAAAGCGGACTCGGTAAGTATTTGTCAAAGCAGTTTACTGAGTGTTTTTGCCTCAACAGGGAAAACAAACAAGATGTTATAGATAAGGCGCTACAAGTACAATTAATTGTTCATTGTGCCTTTAACACAAAGCAAGACGCCAACACATATCAATTGTTAAAAGATAATATATTTTTAACAGAACAGTTGTGCAATTTAAGTTTAAGCCGCTTCTTTGACAACAAGTTTGTATATATTTCTTCCGTTGATGTGCATAATAAGAAAAAAACAAATTATAACACCATGAAGCTTTATGCAGAGTCTATTGTTAAAAATCATTGTAATAATTATTTGATCCTAAGATGTCCCGCACTGTTGGGTGCCGACATGAGAAAAAACAATTTTCTCAAAATTGTTGAAGATAAAAATCCTAAACTATCTTTGACAAAAGAATCAAGCTTTAATTTTATAACACACCATGATATACTTAAAATCATAAGATATGCTTATAATAACAACATAAGCGGCACCTATGATGTTGTTTCGCATGGAGATATTACTTTAGAACAAGTTGCCTCGATGTGTAAAAAATCTTGTTCATTTGGTGATTACACATACAATACACCAAACGTCACTAATCAAAAACTTCTTGCTGATTTTGATTTTATGAATAAAAGTTCTGTGCAAGTGGTACAAAAATTTATAAAGGAACACTATGGCTGAAAAACAAAAAATGTTAATCTGCGGTGCTACAGGGTTTATAGGGAGAAATTTACTTGAAAGGTATTGCTATGACGAAAAATATTCAGTTCGAGCAGTTTATAACATAAAACCAGCGCTGGAACAATACAATGTAGAGTGGGTTCATGCTGATTTAAACAATATTAAAGATGTAAGGCGCGTTTTGCAGGATATCGATATTGTGTTACAGTTTGCGGCAACAACATCTGGGGCGAACGATATTATTAATCGTCCGCACATACATGTTACAGATAATGCTGTCATGAATAGTTTGATTTTAAGAGAATGTTACGAACAGCATATAAAACACGTTGTTTTTCCAAGCTGTACGGTCATGTACCAACCAGCAGATTATGCTCAAAAAGAATCTGATTGGAATGCACAGGATGAAATATTTCACACCTATTTTGGAGTTGGAAATACAAAAGTATATATTGAGAAAATGTGTGATTTCTTTTCTAGATTAGGCAGGACTAAACACACAGTGATGAGACATTCAAACATGTATGGACCTTATGATAAATATGACTTGGAGCGCTCACATGTTTTTGGCGCAACAGTAACAAAGGTTATGACAAACACAAGTGGCATTCTTAATGTTTGGGGCACCGGGGAAGGCGCAAGAGACCTGTTGCATGTAGATGATTTAGTTAACTTTATTGATTGCGCTATAGAGAAGCAAGAATCTAATTATGAACTCTTTAATGTTGGGCTGGGCAAAGCTACAAAAATAATAGATTTAATCAAAAGCATTATTCATCATTCAGGAAAAAACCTGCAAATAGAATATGATTTATCTAAACCTACAATACCCACTTCTTTGTTTCTTGATTGTACAAAGGCAAAAGAACTTCTCGGGTGGGAGCCACAAATCTCTATAGATAAGGGAATTGTTAGAACATTACAGTGGTATAAAAATAACATTATGGATAAAACAAATGAGTAAAAAAGTTGCGCTAATTACTGGAATAACGGGAATGGTTGGTTCCCATCTGGTTGATTATTTGCTTGACAATACCGATTGGCAAATCCATGGATTTCTAAGATGGAATGATAGGCTTGATAATATAGAACATTTAATTCCCTTAATCAACAAAGAAGAAAGAATAAAATTATTTTATGGAGATCTTAACGATCTAAGTTCTTTGCTTACTTTGGTCCAGAGTTCTAATCCAGATTATGTTTTTCACTTGGCAGCGCAAAGTTACCCTCGAACAAGTTTTGATGCACCTTTAGAAACATTAGAAACAAACATCTTAGGTACGGCAAAGTTGTTAGACGCAATTAGAACCCTGGGTAAGAATCCGATAATTCACGTCTGTGCCTCATCCGAGGTTTTTGGGCGCGTACCAAAAGAGTTTTTGCCAATTCACGAAGATGTAACTTTCCACCCAGCTTCTCCTTACGCTATATCTAAAGTTGGAACTGATTTAGTTGGAAGATTTTATGCCGAAGCTTATGATATGACAGTAATGACAACTCGCATGTTTACACATACCGGCCCACGCCGTGGGGATGTGTTTGCAGAATCAACTTTTGCGAAACAAATAGCCTTAATTGAAAGCGGACTGCTTCCCCCGGTCGTACAAGTTGGCAATTTAGATTCAATGAGAACATGGGCTGATGTCAGAGATGCGGTTAGAGCTTATCATCTGCTTGTTACTAAAAATCCAATCCCAGGTGAATACTATAATATTGGCGGTACATTTTCTTGCACCATAGGCGATATGTTAAAGTACTTAATAAGCTTGTCCACCGTAGAGCATATAAGGATTAAAACAGACCCTAATCGACTTCGACCAATCGATGCAGATCTGCAAATACCTGATACACAAAAATTTACAAACCACACTGGGTGGGTTCCTGAGATTTCTTTTCAAAAAACAATGGAAGACTTGTTAAACTACTGGAGAAAGCAGGTAAAAAGCGGGAGAGGGTTCCTTAAGCGATAAATGAAACAATCAAAGAAAATACTTGTAATTGGTGAAAGCTGTAGAGACATCTTTAACTACGGTACGTGCAAAAGACTATGCCCAGAGGCACCTGCTCCTATTTTTAATCCACAAAATACAATTGAAAATGGCGGCATGGCTCTAAATGTGTACAACAATGTGGCATCCCTATCAGTCGAAGTCGATATTCAGACTAACAAAAATTGGGCAGATATTACAAAAACTAGATTTATAGAAACATCATCAAATCATATGTTTATGAGGGTCGATGTTGGTGATCACACATACACTTTAAGTGATATAAAAAATATTAAATATGATGAATACCATGCAATTATTATTTCAGATTACAATAAGGGGTATATCAGTGAAGAGCAAATACAAGAAATATCATTAAACCACAATCGTGTTTTCTTAGACACAAAAAAGATTTTAGGAGCTTGGTGTAAAGACGTACATTTTATTAAAATTAATGAACAAGAGTATTTAAAAAACAAATATTTCATAACAGAAAACCTTCTTGATAAAACAATAATCACCCTTGGGCCCAAAGGGGCAAGCTTTAAAAATATTGTGTATCCTGTTGCAAAAGTCGAAATTAGAGACGTTGCTGGCGCAGGAGATTCTTTTATTGCCGGTCTGGTTGTTAAATACATTCAAGATGAAAATATAATAGATGCAATAAAATTTGCTAATTCTTGTGCAACCAGGGTGGTTCAAAAACGAGGCGTGAGCATTGTATGACAACAATATGGACAAACGGCTGTTTTGATGTGTTACATAGGGGGCATATAGAACTATTTAAATATGCAAAATCTTTGGGAACCAAATTGGTCGTCGGTATCGATTCCGACGATAAAGTGGCAAAAGATAAAGGCAGCAATAGACCTATAAATTACGCTAAAGATAGAAAGTTTATTTTAGAATCTATAAAATATATTGATGAAGTATTGATCTTTAAATCAGCCCATGAATTAGAAAATTTAATTAAAAACACAAAACCGGATATAATGATAGTGGGATCCGATTGGAAAAACAAGAACGTTGTGGGTGAGCAATTTGCTGGAAAACTGCTGTTCTTTGATCGAGTCGGAAATTATTCAACTACAAATATTCTAAAACAAAAAGGAAACAACAACAATGACAAATAATACATTTAAATTATCAGATCAAGCTTTGGGAGCAATTATGATGGCCCTCCAGCATTCTTTGATGAACCAGACAGATATTGTTCCAGTTTTAAAAGATTTTGATCTTGTAAATACAGCAGACGGCTTGATTGTTCAAGCACCGCCTTCAGTAGTATTTAATGATCCAGACTGTGAAGTTCCAGGTCTTATAGGCGATGGCACAGAGGAGAGAAAATCAGGAGGCGAAGTGTTTGCAAACTATCTTAAAGAATTAGAAAAGAGTGGAGTGTAATTAAAAAAAGATGCCAAAATACATATATAGATGTATTGAGTGCGATCAGGTATATGAGATCGTCCATGGCTTTAATGAGACTATTGAGTCATGTGGGCAAATCAATGATGAGAGCAAGTGCGATATCGAATCACCACTTGAAAGAATACCTCAGAATATAAACTATGCAAAGAAAATAGAACGAAAACCACAAGCAGGTCAAGTGGTTAATGAATTTATAAAGAATACAAAAAAAGATATTCGAGAGTATAAGAAAGAAATGAAAGACTGGAAGCCCAAAAAATGAATTTTTTATTTTTTACAATTTTGATATTTTCAATAGTACTTAACGCTATGCTGATTTGGTATACCAAGAAGTTACTACAAAAATTATCATTTGTATATGACAACATAGAGGCAATGAAAACTTTAAATACGCCTTTCTTAGAACATATTCAAGGTCTTAACGAAATGGAGATGTACTATGGAGATCCAACGCTACAAGGGTTATTGGATCATGCAAGTTATATAACAGAGCAATATAGCATATTTAGTGAAATATTTGATGAGTTGCAATTTGGGGTAGAAGAAATACAGCAGGAACAGGAAAAAGATGCCTAGAAAAAAGAAGTCAGGTAGACACTATTTTACCAAAGACCACGAAAATGCAATCATACAGTATGTTGCAACAGATGATCAGAAACTAAGAACACAACTTTATATTGACTACATTGGACCAGCATTTAATGAAATGGTTGATAAGATAGTTTATACATACAAGTTTACCACCCTTCCAAACATAGATGCTCTTAAAGATGAGTGTAAAGTTTGGCTCACAACAATTTTGGACAAGTATGACCCAAGCAAGGGGTCTAAAGCATTTTCTTATTTTAGCGTGATTACAAAAAATTGGTTTATTCACAAAGTTAAGAAAAATGCCAAAAGAGCTAGAGTTGAGGTTCTGTATGACGAGCTACCAAAAGAGATAGAAAATGAGCACATTGTATCTAATAACAAATATCACGAAACCCGCGAGGAGCGAGAGTTTTGGAAGTTTCTTTGGGTAGAGATGGAAAGCTGGGACACTGGTAACTTAAAAGAAAATGAAAAAAAAGTATTAGAGGCTATTAAAATACTTCTTGACTCAATCGACGAAGAGGGGATGATTTATAATAAAAAAGCAATATATCTTTATCTACGAGAAATTACCGGTCTTAACACAAAACAGATTGTCAACAATCTTAATAAACTTCGTATAAAGTATCGTATATTTAAGAAAAATTGGGTTAATGGCAAAATATAAACTTCGTCGCTTCTAATTATTATGGAGCACGAATATCATGAAAAAAACAGACAACTATCTTGATGAAGCTATTGAAAACATTCGCAAAGATCGCGAGATTACAAAAGAACTGTTAAACGATTTAATAATATATCTAAGCAAAGACGAAGCACGCCACACGGAAGTCGGCACCGTTGCTGCTAAATATGTTGAAACACTTCAACGATCCAATGAACAGCTTGTAAAAGTTGTTACACTGTTAGAGAAAAAAAAGAGTACGTCCGTTGGTTTAACTGATGATGATAAGTCGGAAATATTCGACTTGCTAAACGGGGATGCAAACTAATGGCAACGTGGCCGACAAAAGCTTTAATTTTTGAAGATATTATTGATACAATACTTTCGGAACTTGAGCACAATTCCCCACGAACTACATCAAGACATTATGGTTTTCAAGCCAACGAAAGCACAGCTTTGCGCGGCTTGGTTAATGAGGTTGAGAGAATAAAAATAAATTCCCGCGCGAGTACAGAATACACCGGAATTGTCTTAGAATATGTAAACAGAGGACCAGATGGACCAACTCCCTCACGAAGTGCAACAAATTCATCGAAAAACAATCTAAGACCCACTGCTATTCCTTATCGTGTTGCAGCAAGTAATGAAGGAGACGACAGTTTGGTAGCTAATGCACTATTAAATACTCGTCCGAAATATCCTGAATTTAGAGTATATGTACCCTATTTTGATTTGAAGGTTTCCGGGGCTCCACCTCAAATAAGAAACAATGTTCTTGTAAATTCTGCAAACTATCGAACATGTGTGATTTTAGATGAAAATTTAATTGGAAAAGCCCCGCCTGTTGGGTCTCTTGTTAAAGTAAAATATACAAATCCAACCGAACAACAAGGGTTATATCTTTCTTCAATAATTACATCAGACCAGCGTTTTGTGAAAGCAATAACAGCCCAAATGACAGTCGAAAACACTGCACAAGAAGCATTTGAATGTGAAGGCGCATGCGATGAAGTGCAGCATGCAACCGGTGATCCAATTGGCTCAGAAGCCGGGTATCCAGAAGAGTTTTATATTAATGGGCACCTTCTTTATCCATTTAGAGAAAACGAGCAAGTTAATTTAATAGTGTTTTATCATGGTATTGGCTATGGCAACCAAGCCTATGTTTTAAAAAAAATACAAGAAATTGAAGAAGCAAACCCCGACGTTTTTGCCAATAGTATGTTCTTGGTTCCAAATGGATATGCCACAAGCCTCAAAGTTGTTAATGGGGTAATTGATACGTTGTCCGAAACTCATAACGTAACAATAAACAATAAAAGCTTAGGGGGCTGGAGCGCCGGTTCGATTGGCTTTATGACTGCGTATAGTGAAGATGGAAGCTTAGAGGGCACTTGGGATAGGACAATGTTAGCCGATCCATCTCCAGACATAGCTGCTTTTGGTGAAAATCAAGAGATTATTCCAAAAAATGTATATATGCTCTATAATCCAGACAACTGGGGTGAGACTGAAAATATGCCCGATCTTTCAAATAGGCAAGAAAAACTAGCAGAAAACATTAAACAAGCCGGAGGTACAGCCGAGCTTTCGAATGACAGTCATGGCAAAATTTTAACAACTGTATTAAAACAAATTGGACCCACCACTTCATGGAATTAAAAGGAGAAAAAAATGGGAAACGACCCTAGACCACTAAATCAGCAAGCAACTCCATTGGTGCAAAACTGTCAATCTGGCGAAACACCGGGACCACAAGCACTGGGCCCTCAAGACGAGATGGCGGCGATGTCTCTGTCACCGGCAGAACATGGGCGCTGGGAGTTGTGGTACAACAAAAGACTAATTGGGCACACCAATAGAATAATAACAGTCGATGAAAGCACCGGAGCGAAACTTCCTGAAGAAACAGCCGGATTTTTTGATGAAATGAGATTCGCCGCAGCGCAAGATGGTATCACACTCGGGCTTAAAGATGGCTGGAGAACGATTGGGGCACAAAAATATTATTACAAGGGCTGGACAGCCAAACAAGCTGCCAAAGCAGACGGTAGTTTTCAATCACGCCAAAACGAAATAATTTCGTATTTCGACCCAGAAGAAAATAGACACTATAGTGGCAAACTAAAGGGATTTAACCCCGCAGCATCTCCCGGCAGATCAAATCATCATTGGGGCGGCGCAGTCGATATTAAAGCAGGTACGTGGAGAGATACAGGGGGGCATGTATACCAGTGGTTGGTATATAATGCTCATAAATATGGCTGGGTACGAACCGTGTGGAACGAAAGGTGGCACTGGGAATATTGGGGAAACTGGGCAGGAGAGCAGGCTAGACCTGAATGGGCAAAAGGATGGCACACACCCGCTACGATGTTCCAATACGTCCCAGCCGATCACACGTTATATGACGGCGGAGGTAGTACCAAATCACCAATTACCACTGGAAGATGGGGTGATCACAGCGACAACCCTTTGGGAGCTAATCACCCAGATAACGCATCCAAGGGAAAAACAAATACTTGGATTGGATATGATGGGAGAAATTTAGCTGAAGATGTTTTATCTCACCGTTCCGACATGGCGATCTGGGAAGATGGCAGAGTCTATGTTCCCTCGCCTTTTCAATAGATAATCACATTAGCAACTATTTAAAGATATGGCAAATACTACAAAAAGTGTGTGTTTAGATGGCTTAGATGAAAGCACTATAAAGGCAGCGGAGCAAAACGAAGAATATCAAAGTGGCAACAGGGGAAGAGGTGTCAACGGCGACACTATACTTGAAGCAATTCCCGAACATGATCAAACACCTTGTGAAAAAGTATATAACCACCATAATTCATGGATTGTTCTTGGAAGAGATCGCAATGGTGGCAAAAGTAGTGGATATGGTGGAAAAGGGCATACACAAGCACACTCAATCGACATAGTAGTGGGCAAAGGTGGTCATTGCGGAGATTTTGACGATGGTCAGTTACTTCCTCCAAATTTTGTTGCTGATACTGCTAGAATTTATATAAGCCAAAAGACAGATATTGATGAATACTTTGGAATCAATGCTGGTCAAATGGGACAGTCTGTTGCCAAGTCCGGCATAGGAATTAAAGCAGATGCTGTTCGAATTGTCGGCACCGAGGGTATAAAACTTGTTACAAGAACTGAATCTCAAAATTCAAAAAATGGATTTGCTCCATATAATGGAATAGAAATTATTGCGGGCAACGATGACTCTTCGTTACAGTCCATGGTTAAGGGCGATGACTTGCTCGAATGTCTAAAGGAACTAGAACAAAGAATAAATGATATATCCGATTATCTTACGCAATTCGCAGATGCACAAATAGAATTTAATGCTAAAGTAAAAGATCACACTCATCCCTTAAACGGATCCGCAATAGACCCCCTTTCTGGGCTAATTCCTATCGATCCAACATCTACTGCAAAATCTTCTTTAAATCTTAGAACGCCTGCCGCAATTGCGAACTCAAAAATAAACAATATGTCACTCGATCTATATAATGCTCATCGACCAAATTTAAACGTGTTTTGGCGCAACAAATATTTAAGCTCTGCCGGAGATAATTATATACTAAGCCGATACAATAAGGTGAATTAAGATGTCAATTTGGGGTAACAAACCATCGTCTGAATCTTTTCCATTTATAGAGATTGATGATTGGCAATATAAAGATGAGTGTCATCCATACACCGATGGAGAAGGTTTTTTATATATTGTTGTGGAAAGTGAGTATTTGTCACCCGGAAACGATAAAGAAAACCGATTAGCTGAAGCAAGAAGATATGGCGTAGAAAAATTACTTCAATTTTATGGAAAAATGCAAGACGAGGCGACAGTTGACCAACTTGATTCTGTTGCAGAAACTCCCGATTATCTTGTAAATTATAGACCATGCGGCAACATGATAGTTCTCGTAAGGGTACCAGTTGAAACTTTTGAAGCTATAGCTGATGATGACACTGAATGTGATGTAGCACAAAGACTGCCAAACCAAGTATCTGCTTTTTTATCCGTTGAAAATTATAGGCAACAAATTGAATATGTTGTCAACGTAGTTGAATCTTTTATTCCTTTTATTGCGGCATCGGACCAATTTATTACAAATATTAATATAATCAAGGAAATGCGAAGACTGAGAAGAACCGCTGATGTTATAGAAAGATACTTTAATTTAAACAATATTTCTGCTTCAAACACAACAGAGTGCCCTCCGAACCTTGAAGATGTTTTAGAAATTGTTTATTCAGTGGAATACGACGTAATGTTTGCACTAATTGAAGGCAAGCAATACACAATTGGATATAACTGTTTTGTTGAAAACCCTTTATTAAATCACCTAACAACGGCTCATCTTTTGGCCAACTTAGGAGCAATGGAGGGTGAGCTTATATATGCATATAATGACTCTTTTAACATATTTGATTTTTTAGAAAAATATCTTTTGCCAACTCCTATAATAATGCCAAAAGAAAAAGCAACAGATGGTCTTGCAAAATATGATGAAAACGGATTACCGCTTTCTCTGGCAGATATTGCAAAAATAATTACTTTAGATTTAGATGTTAACCTGTGCCCTACTGAAGAAGAGCGACTACAGCGTGAAAGAGTAATCTTGAGTCCCGTAACAAGAGCAAGCATCGCTCGCGCAGCAACTCAAGCAGAAGAATTTGTTGGAGACAATAAGCTTTCCTCAAAAGGAGTGCAGGATCTTGTCGAACAAATGAGCGCCATAAAAGGTTCTTTTACTTCAAAACAGGGTGCCGAGGAAGCGCTTGATCAACTTTATAACAACACAATGGCAAAAATAAACATTGGTTGTGTGCTGAATGAAACACTTCAGTGTCTTTTGGAAAAATCTATAACGCTCTTGGGTGAAGAACTTTTTGATGACCCGGATCTAGAAAAAATTATTAATATCAGAAAAGGCACTTTGGGACAGTTTGTGGATGGTGAGTGCAATCTTAAAAAATGTGATGGAACTCCAATGATAAATGCAGATATTGGGTTTCCTGTATTCCAGGGAATCACAATACCTGATAATTTTCCAACGCTTAATTTCCTTGGCTCAACTTTTGAGAATGCTTTAGAGCAGTTGTATCTTGAACTTATCAATGCTTTGTCATCGTTAGTTTTGGGCGTGTTACAAAATTCTTGCGAATTGTTGTACAAAACTGCAACAGAAGGGATTGATGTTTCCTATGGAATGTTGGAAGATAATCTTCAAGATTGGATATCTAAATCAATAGGTGTAAACTATGAAGACTTAAACGATCCAGAAGCTTGGAGTGATGCTCTTCAAAAATCAGGCGGTACTGGTTTTTTGGGAACTGTGGGAAATTACGTTTCCAGAATGGAGGACTCTTTTGAATCGGTAATTTCAGGTACCGGAATTAGTATGAATTTGCCAATACCCGATCCAAACAATGCATGGAATTTTAATACTGAAGAAGTGTTTATTTCTCCGCAAGTGCTATCTCAATTTTTCTCTGATACAAAAGATGCCGCAGAAAATGTTCAATCAATATTATCTCCAGCGGAGTCGAGAGATGTATATAAGGGTATTGCGAATGATGAAACTCTCACATTGATGTACAAGTGTGTGAACAAAGCTAATCCTAGTTTTGGTGCCCTTTTTAAAAACAAACATGAAATGGGTGATTTGTTTTCTGGATTGGGAAAGCTTGTTGATAATGAATTTCTTGATAGCCCGCTTCCCCTTGCCACAACGGTACCCACGGATCTTTGCAATATTACCAACTCTGATAGTGCCGCCACAATAAGAGAGATACTGCTTAGTGAAAAAGATGATGAATTAACGACAGAAGAGATTAATGAAATATTAGATAAAGAAAAAAAACGCACTAAACAGAAATTAATACAAACATTTGAAATTTTGGAATTATATCAAAACGGAAATATTATATCAGGTTTCCCAAAACTTTACGGCGGAGAAGGCGCTTTAATACCCGAAGCCCCTCCAATTATTAGTAATATAATAAAAAATTCAGTAGATGGGCTATTTGGCAGCGCAATATCTGATTTTTCAACAAATATTGCCAACTATCAAGATTATTGGTTTGAAGACCCCGAGTTGGGACTTCCAAAAATAAAATTTGTATCAGTCCAAACAACCCCCACGACAGTGTATTACAATGAAGATGGAAAGTTATTGGGGTATGATTTCGCGGATGCGTATTTATCTAAAGATGGACCCATATACGAGATCATAAAATATGTAAAAGATACTCCGACACAAGAAGGCACCACCGCCTATGTTTATAGCTACCCTGCAAAGTTCAGAGTGAGTCCATTTAGAGCGCTTTATAAAAACACAATTAATCCATTAACATCTGGGCAAAACTCAGAGCGAATATTGTTAGATGATCAATTGAAAAATATATCATTTTTTAGCAAAGCAGAATTGAATAAGCGCCCAACGCAAACCAGTGAGTATGAGGAAAACGCAGTTAAATACGATACTACTGATTATGATATTGGAAACAAAACCAATACCTTGGGTCAGACTAGTTTCAGAAACCAATATGAGTATAAAAAAGAGTATAATTTTGAAATTAACTATCCTTTTCGTTGGTTGTCGGAATACGGTCTTAATAGAGAGGAAATAGGAAATGCGGATATTTTCAAACAAATAATAAGGAACTCTTTAAACAAATATTTCACCTACTCACAAGATGCTACGCACATTGATGCAATTGTAGATGCACTTGGTGTGTCCACTATTAATGAAAACATGTGGCTTGGATCCTCTAATTATGCCAACTTATTACAAAATATATTAAAAAGGTCAATAGAGCACGTCGCGCCTCTTGGTGAATATCGGGCCCCGTCCTCAAGAGGTACGCCAGAATGGTCCATCCAAAGAGATAATGCGACGGCATGGAATACAAAGCTTGGTGAAATAGACTTAACATACAACAGTTCAGATATTTTTGGCTATAATACTCTCAAACAACAATCTGCCGATTTTTTAAACAACATCCTTAATATTGATAAAGCTGTTTTTTGTGACCCCCTTACACCTTTGAATAGAACAGGTGTAACATATGCAATAAAGATGCTAATAAGATCTTTTTTCGTTGAGCAGTCATATACAACAGTCCAAGTTTTTAATGCATTCGATGTATCATCTTATGGCGAATCACAATTATTTATTGACTATTTGTATAGCAAAATGGAAATTTATTTAGACAAAGTTTACGCTAATTTTGAAACCCTTGATGGTCGGTTGTGGCAAGCTTTATTAGACGAGTGTCAAAATATATATGATATTCGAATAGCACTCGGAGAAGAGTTGCCGACAGTTAACAGTTCCGAGGGCATTTTTAAATACTTTATTCAAGAAGAACTAATAGAGATTCATGCAAATATAGAAAATGCCATAGATACACTGTATCCAGATTATGAGACATTTAACCATTTTATAATTGATAAATTGTTTCCAAGTTTGGCTGCCAGCACCAACGCTGTTGAACAAAAATACGAGGCTTCGATTCCATCGAAACAGTCAGGAACTTTTACACAAAATGTAGTGGTAGGAACTCCTGATTTCCGCTCTGGAAAGATGCTTCCACCTGACGCTTCAGATGCTTGGTTTGAGGCATTGGCAAATACATCAGATATAATAGAAAAACCAAAGTGGGAGGATGTGAACTTTAGTTTTCCAGCATATTTTGATGAATCTCACAAAGAACAGATGAAGCAAGATTTTGAAGAAATTATAAATACATATTGGGATGCACTTCGCGAAGCCCGAGAAAGCGCCTCCAATAATACTGCCGACGACATCTACCCTGAAATACCTCAAGATTTAAGAGATCTCAACAGGAAAACCTTTGATAAAAACACATTAGAACAGGTCGTTATTGATGATTCCAAAGATATACAAGAAACAAAAATTTCTTCTTATCAGTTTGAAAACGTAGGCTTTGGCGAGGAATCATACCAATACCCAAACGTTGCCACAGTAACTATTGGAATTAACTTTAATATAGACATTACTGCTGATGTACAAGTAGAATATGACGCAACAAGTGAGTATTTAGCAGGACAAGAAGACTCTCCAATCTACAATTCATTCGAGATTTATAATCGAGTCAGCGATGATCCAGATTCTGTGGAGAAAGAAGGGACAATCGACATTCAAGACAGTGAAGTAGAAATAAACGTTGGCGGGCCTCTTATTGAATCTTATGTAGAGTACAAAAAGAAGGGTGGAGACACCAACGTGATGGGAGTTAACGCTTTTGTAAGGGAGCAATTATCAAATGAAAAATTAGATGCAAAGTTTAAAGATGTGTATGAATATATAATATTTGGTAGAAGAGTGTGTCTTATCTCTGAGCCTTCTTTCTCAGACACAACCGCCAACTCAACCCCATCGCAACGGAAGACTGGAACAGTTAAAGACGAAGTTGGCAAATTAACAAACGTTACCTCGGTATCAGAAAAATATAAAGTGTTTGAAATGAAAAAACAAGAAAGAAGAATTAATGGACGACAAACAGCATATGATTATATTTCAATACCCCTTGTCTCTGTTGAGTGCGAATACAGCCCATCTGATCTAACTTCAGATACGACGATTGAACAGGTGTTAAAAACATTCGAAGACGAATATCACCAAAAAGTAAAAAATGATCTTAAAGCGCGATTGTTCGAAACAGATGAATTTAAGCTCTTGTTCGAACACTTGTTTCCTATGCGAGATATAGTGTCTTTGTTGTCCATATTCGAAGACGCTTATTTATCTGATTCTGATTTAAGACCAAAAACTGCGGCATCGCCGATTCAACAGATTATGGATGATACAAAATTATCAATATTACAAGTATTTGTAGCATCTTTATATGGAAATGGGAAAATATCTTACCCTGATCCATTTATTGAAAAAGCCGGTGGCTTCTTATAAGATAAAACTATTTACATAACAGAGGTGCGCTTATGCCTGGAATATCTCCAAAATTACCATTATCTTTAGATCCGGTTGACGGCTATAGATTAAACAAAAATCTTAAACAAGTAATACAGCAAAATTTAAAAATGTTAGTTTTAACTGCACCAGGAGAAAGAATTATGATTCCTGAATTTGGTGTCGGGTTAAGAAATTATTTATTTAGAAACGCAACCAATCACACATTCATGGAAATCGAAAATCGGATAATGCAACAAGCCAGTTACTATATGCCAGGAATCAATATTAACAAAGTTGAGTTTCGCACGGAACGTCGCGACGAAGCATCAATGGTGATTGAAGGCACATCCCCCACAAACTACCTACAGATTAGAATAATATATGATGTGCCATCGCTGTTTATTTCTAATGCTTTGACAATTAATTTATGAGTTGTTGATATTTACTATAAGAGGAATTTTTTGTGCCAAAAAGAAGAGAAAACATCGATATAAATTATCTTAGCAGAGACTTTCAATCAATAAAAGATGATTTGACCGAATATGCTAGAAGATATTATCCTGACACATTCAGAGATTTTAGCGATGCTGGCTTTGGCGCTCTAATGCTTGATATGGTCTCATATGTTGGCGATGTTATGTCTTTTTACTTAGACTATCAAGCGAATGAAAGTTTTCTTTCAACTGCTGTCGAATATGAGAACGTTTTAAAACACGGTCAATCGATGGGGTATAAGCACCAAGGCGCTAATTCTACTTATGGTACCGTAACACTTTACATTACAGTTCCCTCGGCAGACAACGGAGTTGGGCCCAACGATGCTGCAATACCAATATTGAAAGCAGGAACACAGTTTATGTCTGAAAACAATTCTATTTTTACACTAATGGAAGATGTGAATTTTGCTGATTCTGTAAATGATATGGTAGTTGCCAACACAAGCACATCTACCGGAATGCCGTCTCAATATGCTATAAGAGCCACCGGACAAGTCGTGTCTGGAGAAAATAGATTTAAACGATTTACGGTCGGATCTTTTCAAAAATTTAGAGTTTTAAATCTTGGCGGCAATAATGTTACAGAAATCTTATCTGTTTATGATAGCAACGGAAATAGCTATTATGAGGTAGAACACCTTTCCCAAGATACAATTTATTTGCCAATTACAAACACGGATACAACGACCAACGTGCAAACACCAACTATAATCAAACCAGTTGTTGTGCCCAGGAGATTTATTGTTGGTAAAAATCGATTTTCGACAAACTTAATTTTTGGATATGGTTCTGATACAGAGCTAAATGCATCATCTTTAGTAGATCCCGCTAGTATTGTCATGGACTTGCATGCAAAAAACTATGTTACCGACCGTGCGCTTGATCCTTCAAATCTTGTCAAAACTGATAAATTTGGCGTAGGTCCATCAAATACTGACATATTAGTTACTTACCGCACAAACACAAACGAAAATTCAAATGCATCATCCAACACAATAACAAGAGTTGTCAGCGCGGATATGCAATTTAAAGATCCGGTTATGCTTAATACAGGAATAATGAATTCTGTGCAATATAGTTTAGAGGTTAACAACGAAGAACCAATTCAAGGCGATGTATCGCCGCCAAACCTAATTGAACTAAGAGAATTAATCCAAGGATCATTCTCAGCACATAACAGGGCGGTTACGGCAGAAGATTATAAGGCATTAATTTATACCATACCATCTCGTTTTGGAACTGTATATAGGTGTTCTGTTGTGCAAGATGTTGATTCAAATTTAAGAAATATTAATATTTATACAATTTGTCGCTCAAACAATGGGTACTTAGAAGTCACAAACAATGTTTTGAAAGAAAATATTAAGACATGGTTAAATACTAAAAGAATGATAAATGATTCAATTGATATTTTAGACGCAAAAATTGTAAATCTTGGAATAGAATTTGAATTATTATCAGAGCTTTCAGTAAATAAAACAGTTGTTCTAAACAATGCTATATCCGCATTGAGTCGGTATCTTTTAGACCCTGGCGAAGTTGGAGAACATTTTGGAATTACGGATATATATTCTATCTTAAATGATGTTCCGGGTGTAGCAGACGCAACTTATGTGAGTGTTTATCAAAAAAGAGGCACTGGATATTCCAGCGTTAGTATGGATGTTAAGAGTCAAATGACTGCTGATGGTAGATTTATAAAAGCTCCTAAAAATGTTATATTTGAGGTTAAATATCCAAGCTCTGATATTCAAGGGACAATCAAATAATGGGTATTAAAAGATATACGGCGACAGAAGATACAACAATTACCAACGCTTATAAGCCAAACTTAACAAGTCGTGCCACAGGTTCAAATATGGGTTTGTCTGATTCGCTAGAGGTGTTTAGGATTTATGGTCAAGAATCTTCTGGCTCAAGCGAACTGTCAAGGATACTTGTTAAATTTCCTGTCACGGGAAGCAATTCAATTAAATCAGATCGTGCAGCAGGCACTATTCCAGAAAGTGGTAGTGTCAATTTTTACCTTCGCATGTTCAATGCTGAACACCCCTTTACATTGCCGCGAAATTTTAGTTTAACTGTAGCTGCTATTTCTCGTTCTTGGAATGAAGGTACTGGAATGGACATGGATGCATATTCCGATTTGGGTGCGACCAACTGGCTATCCGCCTCCAGTGGTTCCGCTGGCGCTGTTTTATGGACTTCTCAAGGAGGCGATCTTCATGCCTCTCCAACGTACACAGTAGACTTTGATAAGGGCACTGAAGATATTGAACTGGATATTACCGCATTAGTTGAGCAGTGGATATCTGGTTCGGCAGCAGGCGGTAGTGGAATGGGGCCAGGACCGGGAACCACAAAAGGAAAACAAAATTATGGTGCAGCTATATATTTAACAAACGAAACGGCATATTCTTCTTCATATACAAAAAAGTTTTTTGCCAGAGGATCTGAGTATTTTTTCAAACGCCCAATAATTGAAGCAAGGTGGGATTCTGCAAGAAAAGATAACAGAGGCAATTTCTTTTACAGTAGCTCTTTGGCTCCAGCGGTTGATAACTTAAACACATTATACTTGTACAACTATGTTCGTGGAAGATTGGTGGATATTCCTGGTCTTGGTAGCACCAACAAAATATATGTAAGCCTTTTTTCTGGCACAGCCGACAATACAACGACTTCCGGCTCTGCGCTTAATTTGTCAGCCGGTGGCGGGGTTGTCACAACTGGTCACATTAATGCCACAGGAAGTAAAATCGCTACAGGAATATATTCGTGCTCACTGGCGTTGACTGCTGCGAATCCTAATAATGTTGGTCACTACCCTGGTACAAATTTAACAAAAATATTTGACGTGTGGCACACAAAGAGCGACGGTGCATCTATTGGTAGCATTGTGTATCATACTGGAAGTTTTAAGCCACAAGTGTTAGATTCCTCTGTTCCAAACCCTTATTCAAAATATGTTCTAAATATAACCAATTTAAGAGATGTATATTACACAGACGAAACTGTGCAATTTAGGGTGTATACGCGGCAAAAAGACTGGAACCCTACAATTTGGACTAAGGCAAGTATAGATCCCGAGCTTGAAATTATAGAAAGTGGCGCTTATAAAGTTGTTAGAATTATTGATAATTTTGACGCCATTCCGTTTGGAACGGGCAGTGACTTGCAGACCCAAGTTTCATATGATGTAAGTGGAAGCTATTTTACGTTAGACATGAACATGTTAGAGACGGGATACGCATATGGAATTAAGTTTGCTTTTTATGATGGTGTAGCAGCAACATGGAATGAGTATCCTGACGTATTTAAATTTAGAGTAGAGGATTGATATGGCAATAAAAGATCTTTTTAATCAAAGAAGTTCTAACGTTGTCGTCTCCTCTAGTGCGTTAATTTTGGGAGAGGATGTAGAGTCATTAGGATATATCTCTGCTTTTGTTGAAGACGAGCAGCGGGTAGAACCACATGTTAATTTTACAAAGCCTGAAAATTTTGCCAAATATGGTTCCGCAGAACAGTATTATGACCAATCTATTAAATGGATCTATGGAGAATATCCGTATGATGGATCGTTAAAAGAAAAATATGAATGGCAAAATAATTCTACATTATTAGATTTATACATTTATGATAATAGGTATCCAAAAACAACAGGATATGCTAACTTTTCAAGCGATGGTTGGGGCACACTAACTGCCTCTATGGTTATTGGCTATGGCGCACCAGCGACCACTAACTATGAATATATTAATTTTAAAGGCGGACCTAATTCGGAGTTTGGTTCGTCACTGGGTACTTCATCTTTAAAAGATGTTTTTGATTCAAAGTCAAATATTTGGGATAGTACTGTAACTGGGGCAGCCGGACCCATTACGGCAACAAGAGAATCAAATCTTAAAACTGATCTCGCCGAGGGCGTCACGGTTGAGTTCTGGCTAAAGACGGGCTCCCTGAGCAATGCACTAACAGAGAAACAAGTTGTTTTTGATCTTTGGAATGGACAGGGTTCTTCGAGCGCTGATTATGGTCGTTTAAGAATTGAAATTGACCCTCTTTTAAGTGCATCATCACCTTTCAGGGTTACTGTATTATCTGGCGCTGTAGGACTTAGCACCTCGTCTTTGGAAATTGGCTCCAGTCTTGATTTAAATTCTTTTTCCGACTGGAATCATTATGCTTTTAGTTTTGTCAACAATGGCGACAACATTACAACCAAGCTGTATGTTAATGGAGATTTGGATGAAACCATAACTACCGGCTCCAGTATTGGTGAGGTTAGAAAAGATTTACAGGCCAATATAGGCGCTCTTTTGACTGGTACGTTTAACATGAGGGCAACCCCTACTGGTCCGAATCTTGGCTGGGGTAAGCTCTCTGGGTCGATGGATGAGTTTAGGTTCTGGAAAACAAAAAGAAGCTCAAAAGATATTGGTCGATACTGGTTCACTAGCAACTTAGGAGGAGGCACTAACACTGACAATGCTAATTTAGATTTAGGTGTATATTATAAATTTAATGAGGGCATTGTAGACGATAGCGGAATAGACAGTATAGTTTTAGATTATTCAGGAAGAGTTACAAATGGTACATGGACTGGCTATCCAAGCTCAAATGCACGAAATACAGGATCCGCTATTGTCTCCGCTAGTGCAGGAGTTGAGGATTTAGATCCAATTATATACCCGACACACGCCGACGTGAGCAGTCTTAGCACAGAATTGCTTGCTTCTGGAACGCTTTGGGATTATGAGAACAACTCATCTTTATATTATTCAATGCCAGCTTGGATTATTGAAGAAGATGAGGGAAATGGTGGAAGCACAGGAAATTTAAAAAAATTAACCCAAATAATGGGCACCTATTTAGATAATTTAGATCTTTTAATAGGAGAGCTTCCTAAGTTAAATGTTGCATCTTATCCAAGCAGCAGTGTGCGCGGAAAACTTAATAAACCATATCCATACATGCAAACCGCAGTCGGGTCACTTGGAATGCATGCGCCTGAATTATTTTCAAATAGTGATCTTATTGAATATTTTGGAAACAGAAACGAAACGGTAGAATTTGAAGAAGAGATTCATGATGTAAAGAATTTAATTTATAATAACATCTACAACAACTTGCCCGACATATACAAAGCCAAAGGAACCGACAAGGCTTTTAGAAACTTAATTCGTTGTTTCGGCGTCGGTGACGACTTAATAAGACTAAACATATACTCAAATAACGATACTTATAAGTTTGAAACCAAAAGAAGGCAAGCATCTTACAAAACAAAAGCTGCAAATTTTAACAATGTAGACAGATTTAATAGCACAGTTTATCAATATGCAGATTCCACTAATCCAAATAGTGTTTCTTATATCTCGGGTAGTTCGACAGACAGCAAAACATATGAAGATTCTTTTCCAATTACATTAGAGACGGAAATAATTTTCCCACAAAAAATACCAGCAACAGAAGACAATGCTGGATCTCAAGAATTTAGGCATATTACGGCATCTCTTTTTGGAATGCACACAGCAATAGCATCTCAGTCTATGGCTGGAACAGAAACCGACACAACATGGCATACAACTGATAATGCCAACCTTCAAGTTTATGCAATAAGAAGTGGCACCCTTACTAAAAATGTCAAATTCATGTTGACATCTTCAGCCCCTGCACACATTCCAGAATTGACAAGCAATTTCTTTTTTAACGTCTATGAAAATCAAAAATGGAATTTTGCTGTCAGATTAAAGCCTCATGGATACCCACAAGCATTTGCTAGCGGAGCACTGGACAACAACTATATAGTTGAATTTTATGGTGTAAGTTACATTGGTGATAGAAAAGTTGATGAATTTATCGTAAGCGGAACAGTTGCAAAAGATGCAGCAGAAACTTTTCTAACTTCTCCAAAAAGAATATACGCTGGCGCACACCGAACTAACTTTACAGGCGCTGTGTTGCAGCGAACAGATGTAAAAATAACATCTTGTAGATATTGGTTTGATTATTTGAATAATGAAGCAATTCAAAATCACGCTATGGATCCAGGCAATTTTGGAAACCCAAATCCATCAAGAGATGCTTTTTTTCTGGAAACAGATTTATCCAACGTCGAGGTGCCAGAAATTGAATCTCTGGCACTGTCTTGGAATTTCGAATCACTAACCGGATCTAATGCATCTGGTCAATTCACTGTTCAGGATGTTTCGTCTGGGTCTGTGGCCGAAGTGGGTAGATACAATTGGTTAGGAAAAATTCTTAAGTATCAACACACTGGTCGAGGCGATTTATTTCCTGCAAATTCTACTGGATCAATTGAAACACAGTATTTGCACGCAGCCCGACAACAGTTACCAGAAACAGTATTTGGCGACGACAATATACGTGTTCTTTCTCAAGCTGAAACAGAAGTTTTTACGAAAGAAACAAGACCGTATAAAACATATTACGCTTTTGAAAAAAGTATGTATCAAGTAATTTCTGATGAAATAATACGATATTTTGGATCAATAGTTGACTTTAACAATTTAATTGGTGAGCCAGTTAATCGATATAGACCCGAATATAAAAGCTTAAAATATCTACGTCAGTTTTTCTTTGAAAGAATTGGCAACACTCCAGATTTAGATAAATTTGTAGAATATTATAAATGGATTGATTCAACACTTGAAGCCATGTTGATGGAGCTTGTGCCAGCTTCTGCACAGACTAGTGATGGTATTGATAACATTGTTGAGAGTCACGTATTAGAAAGAAACAAGTATCAAAATAAATTTCCAACACTTGAGTTTGTTAGACCCGACCCAGAGGGCGCAACTATTACAATCAATAAACTTCTTTATAGTTGGAAAACCAATCATCACCCATTAACCGGATCTGATAAAAATAAAGAACTTAATCCAAATGTTGGACTACAAGCAACAAACTGTGGCTGGTGGAAAGGTAGAGCAGAGAGAGATGTAACCCCTCTTAATAGCGGAGATACGGGAATTGATTCGGATAGAAACAGGGTTTTAAGTGCATCACTTCAGGCTCTTGAAAGAAACTGGTCTACAGTACAGAGATATGTCGTTGAAAAAACAAAAGTTATTCATGGTGGGGTTAACTATTCTGACAACAAAAAACAACATTTTTATCGCGGTATTAATTTTCCACACGGTTCTGTGACAAGCATAGGTATACCACAAAACGTGTTAAAAGCCGATCAAGTCGAGCTTATACCTTTAAAAGATTGTGATGATGTCGGATCTGTTTTTGGTTTTGGTAGCATTGCAGATGCGGCTCGCTCTGGTAGCGATGGAAGTTACGAAGTTTACCCCAAAAGAAAATATAGCTATGGCACCAGAATTGGTAGAAAAACATTTGATTCTGGTTCTTTTGATGGTATTAAAGCTGAAATCGCAATGCCCTTTAATATTATGAGTGCGTCAACAGCCATGAAGGGATACAACAAGGGTATTCACGAGGGCTTTCACTCTGGAACTCAGCTCACCAACCTTCATAATGATGGATATGGTCAACTAAATGAAGTTCCAATGCAAGGACCATTTACTGAAAAATATGTGGGAGGTCATCAAGCTCGACATGTTAGACTTAATTATTCTTCTTCAACACGGGTTGCGGGTGATAGAGCAGCAACTGTCAACAACTTGGATGGACAATATACACGACCAGAAGCATATCGTATTTTGCTCGGCGGCGGAGCCGGGAGTTCGGGTTCGATTGGAATTACCGGACCTGATTATGGTGGTCCATACCCCGACGTTGAAAGATACAGAGCGTGGTTTTTCCGAGAAGAAACAGCAAAGCGTCCCGTAAATATTAGAAACATTTTACAAACAACCGCATCAGTTGATACGGTTTTATCCGGTGTGCTTCAGCATGGTCCAATTGGCAACTACGAAAAAACTTATCAAGTTGTACAAACTTCTGGTCGCAGTACAAACAATTTTTGGTTTAATGATAATGGCGCTACACTTCCTACAATGTATATTTCCGACAAACCAAAGACAACCAATGTTCATACGCTTGTAGGAGTGCGTATTAACGCAACACAGGTCGAACGCCGAGGTAACACTTTCATACCAGGAACTTACTACGAAGCGGGGGTTAGCGAATTTATTATGGGTCTTCATAAAAATTCAAACCTTTATGCTCCACAAGACGGCACGATTCCTGCTGCAAGAAGAGCCGACAGAACGGTTTATCAACTTCCAAGTAGAACCAAACAAGACGCTGTTATTGTTGAAAGATTTTCCGCTCCTGGTGGTCCAGAAATCAGCTCTCTTGGCTTCTTAGATATTATGGCAGCCGAGAAGTCGGTATATAATGCGCTGCCCTTTAGAAACCTTACAGTGAGGGGTTCTGGATCTGGCGAACCTTCAATCTCTGGCACCATGAGGATAGTTGATCACACCGGACACAGACGAGGTTTACGAACACTGCTTTCTCTCCACTGCGGACCCTTTGGTACAGATGGGACATTTGGTAAAATTAATCAATATACATCTGAAGAGCGCCTTGCACAAGGTGATGCGGTTTCTGCCTCATTCCATAAAACTAATAGAAACGCACGACTTGTAATTAAAACCGATGTTAATACAAGTTTTGATTCTAAGTTTCAGTATGGCACTGGCTCTGTTTACGACAACTGGTATGTGCAGCACCCCATACCACAAAATGATTTTCAATATTCATGGATTAGTGGTTCTTTCTTGTCTGGAAATGCACCGTTTGCTCATGCCCCAAGATCAGGATTCGGCTCTGGATCTTCGGGATTTTTTAGTGCAATAACATTTATGTCATCTAGTTTGCCCAACTATGCTGCGGGAGTATATTCGAATGGACAGGCTGCACCACGCTTAACACCTGTGGATTTTGTTGGATTAAATACTTTATTCTATGAGGCATCGGACACTGATACAAGAATTTTTGGCGGCACTGAAGGGGCAGGCGGGACAATCACTCTCCAGTTGCAAGCCTCGGCATCGGAATATTTAAATACAAGCATTGCCGCCTTGGACCACACTGCCTCAACGAACGGCATATTGAACAATAGAAATGGTCCATTCGGCTTCAATTCTTGGAAACAAGTTCGAGTTGGCAACAGTGCTATGGCGCGTGCCATGAGAAAAGACAACATAGTCAGCACTATTGATCCCGCAACGTTGTCCGAAAACCAACCAGGGTTACATTATTATAATTGGTTGCCAAGTCCTTCAACTAATGCTCAAATTTTTGGACCACCGTTATCCGGTCCATCTAAAACCACTCCTGTTTCTAATGTACTTAAATCAGTTTTACAGTATCATGAGCCAAACTTGTTGCAAAAATATTATCCCTTTTCTATAAACGCAACTTTAGATCCATCTTTTTGGCCAAGCAGTGGATTCAAAAAAGAAGTTAAAGTAGATGCATATGCAGCTTATGGAAATAAAAAACATCATTTTTCTAATTCTAAATTAAACAATGCGCTTTTAATATCCGATGATGTGCTAACCCCTGCCGATGAATTGTTTGATGAAGTTACAGACGATCTAAAAGGCACCCTCAATAGTGTTAAATATTCTGAAGCACTTTACCCCAAGGAGCTAAATGTTTATCGCCCACATATTCGCAAAAGAACAACATTTAAATCATTTTGGAGAAATGTGCGGCAAGATCGAACTGAAAAAGATGAAACTTCGCCACTCGCCAGTAGTGTAAAGAATTCGCAAGGCATACCAATGGCAACGCAAAGTATCTGGCCATTGGACGGAAGATTAAGTATTGATCCACAAGTTACAACTGATGCTTTTGTTAATGTTGCCGCCAACGCCTTGACCAGAGGCGGCGGCGAAGGAGAACTTCAAAACTCAGTCAACACAGTTCACAGCCCTTATCACTCCGAAGGGTTTTCGTGTAGTGATGCTGGTGGCGACAGGGACATTACTGGATCTGCGACTTATAATAGGCGACACTTGAACATAACCGGGTCAAGCGCATGGTCTTATTCTAGCAATGCTGCCAACGCTATCACTTATAGAGGCGACTTAGTTCCTTTTTCGGGCGATGCTCCATGGGATGCGGCCGCTCAATCAGGCAAATATCCATTTTATGATTCATATTCAGACTATGTTCACCAAATGAGGTTGATTGGAAAAGATTATTCAATTATTCCAGAATATAGAATGAGCGAAAGAATGGATGATGTTATAGAGGAGGGGATAGATCCTTTCAACGATGCATCGTTATTTTCTTTAACTGGTGCAGTCGCAACTGCTCGCTCAAGTGAACAGACAGAATTTTATAAAACGTATAGCCATTCAGATTTTATGAAATATTTTGATGTTGTTCAAAATGATCTTTACACTTCAGAATGGTCATATTCAGCGGAAGAAGGAATTCCTGGTCCCACATCGCTCACAGTTCGTTGTAAAGCATTGCTAAAATTGTTGCCGTATGAGGGTTTTTATCCTGCCCAGAGAACGTTACAATTAGCAAGTCTTTTTTCAAAATCGTATGGTGAATATGTTGATTTAACTGGATCTACGCCTGCGATTAGCTATAACCCCCGTGAATCCCGCTGGAGGGCTTTCTTGGCACCAATGTTTGCTCCGGGTATTATGTTTAACACAATTAAATCGGGTATTGCTGTTGATTATCCTGTTATGACTGGCGGCTGTGTTTTGGATTTCGCCCCTTCTGCTGATAGGAAAAACTATGCACTCGCGGAGCCAGTTTATTTTTCTTTCCGTGTGCCCTTTGAAGCGCTCGTCGAACCAGAAAATTATATCGCCAATCACGAAATTATAGATCTTGAAGTTCACCCTTCTGCTGCTATTAATGCAACCGCTTCATGGAATGGTGAGGGTGACAGTCGATATAAACTTGCCATGCACAACTTTTTAGCAGAGACGCCAGATTTTTTCTTGGAAAATCAAACATTTACGTCTTTCTTTTCAAATCCCTCTTCTAAGTGGAAAAGTTTTGATCGCTCTAAAAGTTATAAAATGAGGGTAAAAATTCGCAAGTCATATGCATCAAACTGGAGTGGCGACCCTTTGTTGGAGATGCCCGGTGGACCTCCTCAAATTGTTTCGGGCTCTGAAACCATAGTTATGTATAGTCGCCCATCTGCTTTTGGTCCTCCCACTATGGGAAGCCCAACCGGCAGCAAACCAGAGCAACATGGCGCAGGCGGCGGATCTTTTGAGGGATACAACGCTCCGTTTACGCCTCCCTATTATGACGGTTCAGCCTGGGTTGATTTAGAATATAATCCAAGCCTACATGCTGATCCCAACCCCTCTAGTGTTAATGATTTGCTTACCAAAATTACTGCTTCTTATTTAAGATACGAAAACTGGGCAGGAGATGTCGAAGGCTTGGGAGGGCCCCAATATGGAGAATATATTAACCACAATGCGGTGCAAATATCCTCATCAGTAAATCTTTTTGGCACCACTAATGGTCTCAAAGATTTACTCAAATATAGCGGAGTTGATGCATCAGGAGAAGAACAGTGGGTTATACAAACAAAGTTTGAAACTCCAATACTTAATTTTATCGGTGCCCGCGACACGGCAACTTCGATTGCATCGCTTTCTTTTGCTGCGGCGGCCTCATATTGCTCAGGAGGTGCGTACACAAGACCGATTGGAATGTGGCACCAGTATGGTAGATTACCCGAAGGATCCGAGGGAATTTATTTAGGCATACAAGACTTTCCAAAACCCATACTGAGCCAACATAACTCCAGTGGATCATTAGCAGATGCTGTTGGTTTTAATAAAAAAGATGAAAAACTCGGAAAAGTCGCGGCATCCAAAACAATTCGAGAAGCTGTTGTTGCTGTTCCGTTTGTTGAAAGAACAAATAACAGGAAATTCTTTGAAATTGATCGACATAAGATTGATACAATATTACAAAATCCAACTGCCACGTCATACACACCAGATGATTCAATCAAACATATGGTTGATGCAATGCAAAGATATGTATTTCCACCAAGTATGGATTTTATAAATTATCCAAACGAAGTCGGAGCATGTTTTTCAATGTATATTTTTGAATTCGAGCACCAATTGAACCAACAAGATCTTGTTGATATATGGCAAAACTTACCACCTCGCATCGGAAGAGCATTTGATCCAGATGCACCATTGGACACGGATGAAATAATGCAGACCAAAGAGGTTACACACGTATTGAACAATAAAGAATTATTAGAAGATGTAGACTCTAAGCTTCAGTGGATGGTGTTTAAAGTAAAACAACGTGCCCAAACAAATTATTGGAAAAAAACCGTAGCAAACAATCCCGATCTTTCGTTACCTTCGGATGTTGCAAATGCATTTACAGAACTTGAATTGCAAGAATCCGCCTTTTCTACTGGACCCTCTTCACTTGGTTTGCAAGAACAAATTGCCAAAACAATAAACGAGCCAATAACTAAATACGCCGCAGGCGGCGCTGGACAAGGCGGAATACTCAAAATTGATAAACAAATAGTGAACTATAATTGGCCATACGATTTCTTTTCTTTAGTTGAGCTTGTAAAGCTTGAACAGGATGTGATATTCGAACAACAAGAAATGGCAGGATCTGGTGGATCCCAGGTGCCCACCACTGGTGAAGAACAGCAAGAGGAGGACGCATAATGCTTGATGTCCCAATCGAAATAGAAAGAGAGGAATCAGGTGGCGGCATGTCAATGCAAACTACTTCTGGTGAAGAAGACAGCTAACGCCTAATTAATAGTATATGGAGTTTTTTAATAAAAAAGAAGAAGTAATTGATCTAAAACTTACACAATATGGTAGATACCTTTTGTCACTGGGTCAGTTTAAGCCCACTTATTACGCATTTTATGATGAAGAGATATTATATGACTCCAATTACGGCGGAATTTCGGAGGATCAAAATAGTTCAGAACCAAGGATTCAAGAAAACACTCCAAGTTTAAAATTGCAACATCTTTATCACAGCATTGATGATGAAATGTTGAGAGCCTCACAGGTTCAAGAACTGGGCTATGAAAAAGTTGCTGCAAAAATAATTCAACCAACTCCAGAAAAAACACAAACTTTGCAAAAACCTTTAGGGCACTCACGCTTAGGTTCAAATAAAGTTCCCGCTTGGCAGATAACCGCGCTTGGTGGAAAAATTTTAACAGCAAGCACTGAAGCAACTTTAACACTTAGTGGCTCCGAGACTATTTTGGAAATTCCACAAATTGAGGCAGAAATAAAATATACTGTATCAATTGAACAACATCAGCTTGATTTAATCGAGTCAATAAATGAAGGAATTTTGTCTGGAGAATTGGACGATGAAAATCATAGCATGATGCGCGATCTTATAGAGCAATCTGGTGGCGAAAATTTTGATGAATTGTCGTATGAGATTAAAGTATACGAAGATGGAAGTTACTTCGCAATTGATGCAGACCAGTTAATATTGGAAATAGTCGAAGAACATGCCCCAATGGGCAACAAGAATTTCGAAATAGAAGTTTTTGAAAGAGAAGATAAAAAAACAAACAAAACAGCAAACACAACAACCGTTACAAAATTAAATCAACTTAGTTTTATTTCAAAACCCGAACTTGTTGTTAATGATATATTGTTAGATGAAGATGAATCATACACTGGTGAAGAACCAGCAATTGATACAAGTTGTGTTGATTATTACTTTGATGTTGAAGTGGATGGTGAAATTGATCCATTAATAATTTGTAACAAGCTACAGAACGCAGATCTAGATGAGTACAAGTTCGCATTTAAAGATTTTAGATGTGAAGATTTCACACAATCAGCTTATAAATTTCTTAGCCCTTATGCGGAAAAAGATGATGAAACAGGGTGTGGGGAGACGTAATCTAAATGGCTGAAAAATGTGAAATATTCGGAGATCTTGTTCCCAATGTATACATTGATAAAATATTTTTGCAAGAAGATCGTGTTAATGTGACATTAAAATTGGTGGACCGCCCTCAAGACGGAGGATTGACCGCTATTTTGGGACAAGTAGATTTAAACAAATACCTTAAGATACATTGTATATTAGCAACTGGTGCTGGTGCAGGTTCAGACGCAGAAGCCGTCGAAAACGGACTAGATAACAAAGACCACATATCTCAAGGGCCCCACACACTTCCTGGGCTTTGGCGTCAGCGAGGGCTAGACACATTTAGTTCTTATGTGATCGACCAACAAGGCAATATAAATTTGGTAAAAGATTTTGAATTTTTCGCCCCTTACACTTCAAATACCGATTTTGAAAATCTTTCTGTTTTTGCATTTGCCCAACTTGACACGAAACAACTGGAATCCGATTTAAATACCTCGGCTAAAATTCCTGTGGTTTTGCCAGAAAGTTTGATTAATCTATCTAGCCCCTATATTCATGAAATTGTAATTAAAGATTTTAAAATTGTGTCACTAATGAAGGCTTACGAGATACAAGGTACCACTTCAATTTATGTGCCGAAGACCGGATTGGGACAACATGATCACACTTATCAAATCGACTCATCTGGAAACGGATATACAGAATATGCAGTCTCCCCCGCAGATCCCCAAATTAGACACAGGCATCGTGTTATAGCGGGTATTGTACAGGAAGCACAAAGTGCAGGCGTAGGATCTCACATTCATGAGTTAGTAGAGACATTTATTAATGTTTACAATGTTCACGATTTTAGAATCAGAAATACAATAAATGCACTTATTGCCGAATTCGATGAAATAATTGATCTTGCAACGACTAACTTTCCAGAACAAACAAAAATTTTAAATAGCGCAATTTCACAAGATTCATATTTTACACAATTTTATGTAACCAAAGATGCAACAAAAACAGCAAGATTTTTGTTTGCATTTGATAGAGCCCGATACATTTTTGAAAACTCAGCATATTCTAAATTGATTAAAGCTATGAGTGATAATATGAAACAAAAAATATTGTCAGAATCAAAAATAACACAGTTTAAACTTGTGCGACAACAAGTAAAAGAAAACATCTCCCACAATCGATTGGGCACACCTCTTAGAGATTATAGATTTTTTGGAAATGGAACGTTTGATAAGATAGTCGTAGATTCATTAAACAATTCTAATATAACAGAAATAGACGTATTGTTACCTGATCAAGTGGACACATCGAATTCTGATATTAGATTTTATACTGGCGAGGATATATCTATAAAATCCGAAACTGATGGAAAATTTCGTTACGCCTTGGACATGGAAATAAATGATGCATTTATATCAATTGTAAAAGAACAGCTACAGCTATTATCAAACGCAGCAGGCACTTATGCAGAATATACAACAAAGGCTCAGATACCCAATTATTACGATCATATGACAAGAACATTTTTAGTAACTAATTTTTTTGACATACCTGCTTCTTTCAGCTTTAATAAAGCGACACTGTTCGTTCCAGAGCTAACAAGGTTGACTGAAATTGTTGATGCCTACTTAAATACTTTGGGGCTTTTTGTTAATATCTCTTCGAGACAATCAGATTTTCAACTCGCTATATTAAACTTTATACGTTCAGACATAGGCACAATTGATGGTGTATTGTTGTTCAGTGATATGCTTAATGATTTAATCGCAGAAGTTAACAAAATTTTAAAAATCTCACACTCAGTGGGAAGCGTTGAGAGCGCATCTGCTGTAGAAAAGACAAATAAAATATTTGCGTTTGGAGGCAAAACACATACTCCCGCAATGTACCACAGACATGTATTCAAAAACGTTGTAGATGCCAGGTATTATAACGAAAAATGGGTCGATAATATTAGTAAAGAATTCGTGTCCACAGCAGCAGGTCCATTTGGTGCAATTCCCACACCAAGGTTTGCGGCTTTTGGCAGATTGAATATTTATACGGAGGATGATCTTATAGCAGCCACTTCGACGTATTCAAAAACCGCTGAAACTACAGAGGAGCAAGCATATTACGTTTCTCCAAAATACAAGACAACACAATCGTTAAAAAAACTGTCTGAGATTATTGCAGAATCGCCAGGCTTTTCTGAAAACCTGTTGATAGACGAGTTAAGTGCAGCAGATTTAAGTGATAAAAAGTTTGATGAAACAATATTATCAAGCGTTATTCCTCCGGTTGATGAGCCACCTAGTTTTGAAGTTTTGACCAATTTTCTTGTTCCAACCGTAAGCACTCCGATCCCCTGGCCAGGTCCATTCTCACCAAGTTTCAGTATATCTATGAACAAAATTTTATTAAGAGACGCCACGTTTATAGATTATGAAAAAGTTAATTTAGAACGAATGCAAACCACTGGTCAATACTTTTTTTGTCGGCAAAGAAAGCGCTCAGACATGGAAGTCTTTGATAGCTATTTTTTATTAACGCCCTCAAGCCCTGTACCATTTGAACAAATGGAGCCAGAAGATCCGTCAACAATGGGCGAAGAAAAGCCAAGCGAGACTAAAGCAGGTCCGGTTGCTCAAGTAGCTGTACCGGGACTGGGCCCCGATATAACGGTTTTTGAAGATCAACAAAACAGTCAATCATATTACATTGGACCAAGAGAGTCAAAATTTCAAATTGAGCGCGATGTGCAATTGACCATCGAAGAGGAAGAAAATCCTCAAATTTACATTGGGTCGCGAGGCGGAGGCGTAGATCTCGTCGATGCTGCTGCAACAATTACTACGCTAACAAAAGAACAGAATAAAACAAAAGAAAAGAAGACAGTAAGAAAAGATGTTGTCGATGTGATCAAAGGTGGGGGGTATAACTAAATGGCTGTAAAAAAATGCGAAGACTTGGAAGTCTTTGCCGTAGAAGGAACCCGAGAAGGAGAAAACGGTAGCGGACAAGGAAAGGCTCCAAAGAAAAAGAAAAAAGTGCTTTTACCTTCTGCTCTTGGAAAAACATTTCAAGCAGTTGAGAATGCAAATTTTAGTAATCCCGCTGATTCAAAACCTGCGGTGTTACAGGCAACAAAATACAATAAATTTATATTTTTCGACCCAAGTGGAGTTTTAGATCGATTTAGAGGACAGCATGGAAAATTCTGGACTTTTAATGAGGGGTTGGTTTATGTTAATCCAACTTTAGAAGCGCTTTATACACCACCGGAAAACGCAGCGGGAAATTATGGCAGCAAGATTGGCATTTTTTCTATAGATCTCAGCCAACCGATTACCGAAATACCTCCTTCAAAATCTTCGTTGATAAGCACATATCAACAGAACATGGTAATACAAATTGCACCAGAAGTTGTTGACTCTATGGTAGATGACAACGGCAATCAAGGCACTTATAACCACGTAGCTGCCGTCTGGAACACATTCGTCAACGGTGGTACCTATAACGATTATACAGCAAAACCTTTGTTTGACGTGGACACACAGTTTACAGATCATTATTTTACTTTAAATTTGCCATTTTCTAAAAATGAATTGGAAAGATATGTAAATCTTTTAAATCACCCCGCACAAGTTTCGGTTGAACCAGATTATGATTTTTATATAAATTATTATGAAAACTTAATTAAAAGAAAAACAATCAAAGAAACAATGTTGCCAAACATGTATTCTCAAATTACGAGAACAAAAAACTATGAACAAAACTTGCACGACCAGGGTGTGTTGATTACTCCAAACACTTACAGAAGAGATTATTTTAATAGGTGGGCAAAAAGAGTCCTTAACAATCCGAAACAAGCACTTGCCAGCGGAAACAAATATAAGAACATTGCAATTGGCAGTGGTGAAATTGATGTTATTTTGGGATACAAAGAGCAAGAAAATTTATACCCCATGAACATTAATATCAATCTCCAAACTGAGCGAACTGGACATATGCTTATCGCCTGTGACGAAGCGGGCATGACCAATGACGTTATGAAGTTTGCAATGAATGAAATCATGGAAGGTGTATCCCCAGCCGCTGGGCCTCCCAGATATGTGAACTTGTCCACGAATATAAACTTTGCACAGTCTAAACAAAAAATCGTTGTTACAGATATAGAAGACTTTACTAAAAGTAAATGGTGGATGATGCCATCAACTACAATTGAGTCTACTTCTAAAATGCAGGCAACATTAGAACAGTCTGATGTTCAGGTTATGGATTTGGGCACTTGGTTGACAATTAATTTAGATGCAGAATCAGAAGGGACAGAATACCTTAAGAAAACCAATTTTGATCGCGATCATATTTTCTTAGGCATTAGTACAGATAAGTCTCAACAACCAAACGAGTGCAACAGTTTTGAGCAAGCATTAAAATCAATAATATTAACTGGAAAGATAAATTCAATACTGCAAGATAAATTTAGAACATTTGAAGAACTGCTGGCTGGCGAAGAGGCATATAATGAAACTCTCATTTATGAAATTGTACAATATTCTGCAAACGATACAACAACACCACTCCAAAGAATATTTGTACCAAATACGGAAAAGCTATCCCTTTTAACTTATATCGACACACAAGTCAAATACGATAAGCAATATACATATGAAATATATGCACACCAATTTATTGTTGGTACAAAATATCAATATAGTGATCTTAAAATGCAAAGCCAATCGCAGTCCAATTCCAGCGCTGCCTCGATGTCAACGCAATCTTATGTCACAGATCCAGATGTTTTTTCATATGATAACCGTGTAGGTATCAAAGTTAACTTTGAGCCATCCCTTGCAATTGCTAGAGTACAAATTTATAAACAAAATGTTAGAGTGTTAGATGATGCACCTATTGCTCCGAATGTAGATATTGTGCCATACAAAGGTGTCAATAATAATATCTTAGTCAATCTTAGCGGAAATTCAGGGAGATATATGTTGCGACCAATAATCATCAATGCAAGGGACGCAAAGTTTGTACGAAAATATAAACAATCAAGACATATTTTGCCTCACGAAAGAATACAATTTAGTTCAGATGATCCGGTAGGCAGGTTTGAAGCTTATAGGGTTGATGAACCACCAAAGAATTATAAATCTTTTGCTGGAAAAATATTAACAATTGTTGGCAACAACAAGGCTAGTTCTGCATCTTTTGTAGACACAATGCAACCAAACAAAAAATATTATTATACGTTTAGGGGGATTGACATTCATGGAAATCGTTCTAATCCTACACCAGTTTACCAAGTTGAGCTAGTTGATCAAAACGGCGTAATTTTCTTTAATACCAGTATTTATGAGTTTCCAACTGAATCGGGTCGAAAAACGCCAACAAAAATTGGCAGAAGATATCTAAAAATAAATCCAAATTTAGTGCAATCACTAATTAACTATGATATATTTCTTTCTAATTTGTCATCTGCTTATGATGCAAACAATGTAATGTTGGGGCATGCCAATAAGCCTGTTTGGAAAAAAAGGTTTAAAATTAGGGTAACGTCAAAACATTCTGGAAAGAAATTCGATATTAACTTAACCTGTAAAGTTCAATTTGATAAAAAAGACAAGAATAAAAAAACAGCATCCCAAGCTAACAGCACAAAGGGAGGCGGAATGTCCCCTTGGTGGAACACTTCTTAAACATGTGAGCTTTTAAACGCCTTAAATTTTTGGCAGTTTAATATAATCTAATACTAATTAATAATACGGAGAATACATAAATGGCATTTCTTGACAACTCGGGAGACATTATACTCGATGCAGTCCTAACAGATACGGGAAGAATGAGACTAGCAAAGGGTGATGGCTCTTTTAATATTGTGAAATTCGCTTTAGGCGATGATGAAATCAACTACGAACTTTACGATAAAAATCACACAAGTGGTTCCGCATATTATGATGTGGAGATTTTACAAACACCCGTGTTGGAAGCGTTTACAAACAATGCCTCATCGATGAAGTCGAAGTTAATGACAATTTCGAGAACTAATCTTCTTTATTTGCCAGTTATGCTTAGAAATACAACTGCTGGACTTGGAAATGCTAACACAATTAATGTGCTTTCTGTTGTTGTCGATGCTGCTACTTCTGGTGACACTGGAGATAATGACATAATTAATTATTTGGGGGCCGGTCAGTATATTGATGGATACACATTGACCAACAATACTACACCAGTTGTAATTGATCAAGGTATTCAATCTACCGATATTGGACCTGCTGCTTCCCAGACCATAGATCCAGATTTAAAAGAGACACAGTTTATTATTGAAATGGATAATCGTTTGGGCATACTGATTGATCAAAACGGAACTGACGCAACTCCATCATTTATTGACGATGATAATATTGCTTCTTATTATCTTACAGATACAACTAATACAACTTTCTTCGATGCTCCTAATTTCTCCACAGAGCAAATTAAAGGACCGCAAGGAAATAGACTTAAATTCCTTGTCCGTCCGACCGGAGATTTGCAGGCAAGCACCTATTTGTTTACTCAAATTGGATCAACTGACACATATACAGATGCTGTCTATATAATTGATACAACTATTAGAATTTCCGGCGCAACAACAGGATATTATGTGGATATCCCAATTAGATATATCAAGAAGCAATAACAGGATTTAAATATGGCTACAACATTTAAGACATTAACCGCAAACGACATTACAAATACAAGAACTTTGCTTCACGAGGCCATTCCCTTGACCGGAACAATCTCTTCTGGTACTTATAATGCGGAGGGATCTGATGAAAACATTAAAACGTTTTCTCATGGAATGTTTGAGTCCGTATTTGACTATCCTTATTTAAGCTCCTCTGCTAATCATATTTACGATATTAGTTACGGAATTTCAACTGGTTCCGTTTTTTCTGCGTCTACAACAATCCAAGGCGCAAAGAAGGTAAATATTTATAATCAAATGGCATCTGTGCTTGTTGGACATGATTCTGTCGGCAAAATCCAACGATTTGATCAAGATGGTGATTTAGCCGGTGGCGGCTTCAAGATCAATGACGCTGTGTTTTTCAATTTCTCAAGACTTTTAGTAAAAGATGAGATTAAAAAAGGCAGCTTCTCTCTGCAATTTTTAACAGGTGCAACTCCACTTCCTCTTGCACGCACACACCCTGTAACAATCAGTGATTATCAGGCTTCAAGTAGCTATCTTGTTAACTCACCCGCAGGTGAATATGGACTGCTTTATACATCATCTTCACCAGATAATACATTTCCTGTTGGTTTAGTATATTATCAAGCAGGCGTAGCAGTACTCACGGGCGCTTGTTTTTCTGCATCCTCCAATGCAGGGAATGACTCCAAAGACGGAGGTGGGCTACCCCTTCAACACACTGTAATACGCATGGGCCCCGGATATGATAGCTCAAGCTATCAAGGGCTGGCTACTGGTTCAACTATTGAAACTATGGCAGATTCAGTTCGAAATAGAATTGTCAATGTTTCTTTCAATAATACTGTTGAATTGAATTCTACTATATATTTCTGCCGAGCCAATCATGACGAATTTAATTATAGCTCAAACCCAACTTATCTTACCGCAAGCCAGATACGTGTAAAGAATACTACAACAGATAATCCAGTTGCATATATTACAACAGTTGGACTATATTCTTCTGATAATGAGTTAATGGCGGTTGCTAAATTAAGTGAGCCACTTAAGAAAGATCCGAGCACCGAATTAACTCTTCGTGTTAGGCTAGATTATTAAGATAAAAGCTATTTAGTATAATGGCTTATAAAAAATTCAAAAACAATGATATATTTTATAATACTCTGGAAATGCATCCAAAGTATGATTTTGTCATATATGACAGTAAAATTTATCTAAACAATCGCGGCGCAGTGTCTGGCGTACTTGTATCAAATGCCGGGGATGTTCCAACAGGTCATGTAAGCTTATACGAGTTGAATGTTGATAGGGCATCTGGAAATAAAATATACCCTTTTGTTAGTAAAGATGGAACACTCACTAATTTTAAAACAATATCTACTTCAAGTTTTAAATCTGATTATGCTTACGGAGACTCAATTACTGGATCATATCCAATGTCTTCTAGTATAGTGCGGGAGTTTTTTGCTTTTACTCCAACTTCTCGCACTGGGTCTGTTAGTCATTTATCAACACTAAAAAACACTTTAAATTTTTACAAGCCAATGAGCAACCATTATGCATTCGATGGACCTCTTGGCGATAAGGGCAAACAAAATGTCAATCTTATAAGTATTCCATCAATTATTTTTGGCTCCAAACTTAAAAAAGGTTCGGTAGATTTAAAATTTTATGTAAGCGGTACTGTAGTGGGGCAGCTTCAAGACTTAAATCGAGATGGCGAGTTAATCCAAGTGGGACCACCAGGAAGCACAGAGTCGGGGAGTGTAGCTGGAGTTGTGTTATATAATGAAGGGTTTATATTATTAACAGGAAGTTGGGAAATGAATACCGGACCTTATGCTGGTCCTTTTGCTGGTGAAAAATACACAGGCGGGAATGTCTTGGCTCCTAAATGGATTTATTTCGGAGCAGGGGCAAACGATGGAATTGCAACACCAAATGTAATTTCTTCTAGTTTTGGATTATCTTTTAAAAGCACGACAAAAACTCAAACTATTACAATGTTGGCACATGCGCTCAAAGGCGAATATAATCATTCAAATAATCCAACCTTTAGGATATCGGGTTCCAATCCACATCGCCTTACCCCTTTTACAAGCAGCGTGGCCTATAAAGAACCAAAAAACCTTTTTATAAAAAACATTGTTTCTTCGTCTTACCCAGACCCAACAGCGAGCTTTCAAAAGACAACATATATTTCTTCAATTGGAATTTACGACGAAAACAGAAATTTAATTGGTATTGCAAAGGTGGCAACACCAGTTAAAAAAACAGAGAATAGAGAATTTACATTCAAACTCAAACTTGATATATAATGAAAATACTGGGACTTGACATAAGTTCCTCTAAGATCGGCATTGCACTTCTCAATGGAGAAGAAATTATTATTAGCGAAGTGCTGAAGTTTAAGCCAAAAACATCCTTAGAGGAGCGTGCTGAAATATTTGAACGTCGAATGCGACAAATAAACAAACAACACGTTGTTTACGATGTGTTTGTGGAACAACCTGCTATGATGTTTAAAGGCGGCAAAACCACTGCATTTACTATGGCAACATTACAAAGATTCAATGGAATGTGTTGCTATATTGTAAATATTGTTTTTGAAATGGAGGCGGAACTTATCAACCCCAACTCTGCTCGATCAACTCTTGGTATAAAAACTCCAAGAGGTATACCCCCAAGGGCAAAGAAAAATTTTATTATCGAAAGAATGTCCGAAAGATTCGGAGATAACTTTACATATAATATGACTCGCCAAGGAAATCCACAACCAGGAACTGACGACAGAGCCGATGCACTCGTTGTTGCCTTAGCAGGACCATTAATAGTTGACAGCAAATAAGCTTCGTGTTATAATATATCTATGCAGAAAAAGTTTAAGATTATATCCGCGATTCTCGGAGATAGCTACCGCTCAAATGATGAATATCTTTTTGCGTGTCCGTATTGTAAACATCATAAAAAAAAGCTTTCAGTAAATATTGAAAAAAATGTCTATAAGTGTTGGATATGTGAAACTCTTGGAAGAGATTTACGTCGCCTTGTTCGTCGCTTTGGAGACTTTAGTCAGCTACAAGAGTGGGATAAATTAACAAACCGCATTAATATTAATGAATTTGATGATTTGTTTATGGATACAGGAAAAGAGCCAGACACCCCAGTTTATCTCGGCATGCCTCATGGTTTTTCTTCATTAAATAACGAATGTTCACTATCTGCCACTCCTGCTTTGAACTATCTTAAGAAACGTGATATAATAGAAGAAGATATCTTGTACTGGAAGATGGGGTATTGTATTGATGGCAGGTATGCCAAACGTATTATTATTCCATCTTTTGATAAGAACGGGGATTTAAATTATTTTGTGGCAAGAAGTTTTTCTTCTGATTCTCGCAAATACCTTAATCCTCCCTGCTCAAAAGATGTCATATTTAACGAACTTTATCTTGAGTGGGATACAGATTTGGTTATAACCGAGGGTGTGTTTGATGCAATTGTCGCAGGCCCAAATGCTGTGCCACTACTCGGCTCAACATTGCGTCCTAACTCAAAGTTGTTTATGAAAATTGTTCAAAATGACACACCAGTTTTTCTTGCACTGGATCCAGATGCGGAAAAGAAAGAACAAAGAATTATAAAACTTTTTTTGACATATGGTCTGGAAGTATATAAAGTAGATATAAGCGGATATGAAGACGTATCCGAGATGGGCAGAGAAGAGTTTATTAGAAGAAAGGAAAACGCTATTGCTGTTATGGAAGGTGATTATCTTTTAGAACAAGCAATTGCTAATATTTAATGGGGTTACATGTATAAAATTGCACATATTGCGGACACGCATATTAAAAATCTGAAGTATCATTACGAGTATCGTATTATCTTCAAGGAACTATACGAAAAGTTAGACAAAGAAGCTCCTGACTTTATCGTCCATTGTGGTGATCTTGCACACACAAAGACACAGCTATCACCAGAATATTTTGAACTTGCAACAGAGTTTATAAAGAATGTGGCGGACATCGCGCCATTAGTAATCATTCCAGGCAATCATGATGGCAACTTAAAAAACAGCAACCGTCAGGATGCTATTACGCCCATTATTCAAGCCCTGGAGCATCCGAACATTTTCTTTTTCAAGAACTCGGGAGAATTCCATGCCACGCCCGAGCTTTGTTTCAACATTCTTTCAGTATTTGACGAGGACAACTGGATTGACCCAACCGATACTAGTAAAATTAATATTGCCCTATATCACGGATCTATCTCAAATTGTAAAACCGATATTGGTTGGGTGATGGAACACGGTGAGCACGAACTTTCTATCTTTAAGAAGTTTGATTATGGTATGCTCGGTGATATCCACAAAGCGCAAGCTCTTGATTTTCAAGGTCGTGTGCGCTATTGCGGCTCCACGGTTCAGCAAAACCATGGCGAAACAAATGATAAGGGTTTTGGCATCTGGGAAATTCAAGATAAGAGAAAGTTCACTTATCGACATGTCGAGCTTATCAATCCCAAGCCCTTTATAACCATCGAGCTTACCCCCAAGGGCAAGATGCCTAAAGGTATCGATGTCCCTGAAGGGTCGCGAATTCGCCTTGTGTCTAACAACAATCTGCCTTTAGACAAAATGAAACGCGCTGTTGATGTTGCAAGGCACAGATTTAAACCAGAAAATATTACATTCCTTAATCGCGCCCTGGGTAAAAGATCTGACTTTGCTCTTTCGAATGATGACTTTATGAAAGAAAATCTTCGTGACATTTCAGTTCAAAAAAGATTAATTCGAGAGTTCTTGAAAGAGTATGAAGTTGAGGAAGAAGTTTTAAATCGAATCTTGGATCTTAACGTTAAATATAATACCGTTATCGAAGAAAGTGAGGAAGTTGCTCGAAATATTAACTGGGAACTAAATTCTTTTGAGTTTGATAATTTGTTTAATTATGGCGAGAGTAACAGTATTAATTTTGAAAAACTCACAGGTATTGTCGGCATATTCGGAAAAAACTATTCAGGCAAGTCCAGCATCATTGATGCTGCCCTATATACGCTGTTCAACTCCACCTCGAAAAATGAACGTAAAAATCTTAACGTAATTAATCAAAACAAAGACAGAGGCTCTGGGCGGCTCAATATTTCTATTGGTGATCGACAGTTTCTTGTCGAAAGGGAGAGTGAAAAATATATCAAAAAACTAAAAGGGGATGAGACAGTTGAGGCGAAAACAGATGTCAATTTTACAGAATTCGATGCCATTATGGACGAGGCTGTAAGTCACAATGGGTTGTCAAGAAATGATACCGACAAGAACATTCGTAAAATGTTTGGAACACTTGATGATTTCTTGTTAACCTCAATGGCGTCTCAATTGGATTCTCTCACATTTATCAAAGAAGGATCCACGAAACGTAAAGAGATTCTTGCCAAATTTCTTGATCTTGAAATCTTTGACAAAAAATATAAAATGGCCAAGGAAGACGCATCTGATCTACGCGGAGCATTAAAGAGGTTAGAGGGTAGAGAATTTGACGAAGACATCGAAGCGGCAAAAGAAGAGATAGAACAGAGTGAATTCAGCATTGAGGAACACAAACAAAGATGTAAACAATATCAACAACAAATGGAAGATACAAGAACATTGCTGACGGAGGTAGAAAATAAGATAACCTCTATTCCTATAGATGTAATTGATATCGAGGCAGCAAGAAATACTCTAAAAGGCAAGAAAAATAATGTTCACACGTTATTAAAAAGAAATGAAGAACTTACTAATAAAAATAATGAAAATAATCAAATTTCCATAAAACTGGCAAGTTTCTTAAAAGAGTACAATGTTGATAGCCTATATGATAAAAAGCAAGAAGTTGACAATAAAACAAGTGAATACGAGGAGCTACTTGCTGTTTTAAAAATTAAAAATAAAGATGTTGACACTTACAAGAAAAAAGTTAAATTGTTGGAAAATCATGAGTACGATCCTGATTGTAAATTCTGTTGCGAAAATAAGTTCGTTAAAGAAGCACACAAAGCAAAACAGAAGTTACCCGACATGCTTTCTGAAATTACAGATCTTCGTAAACAAAGTGTGGATCTGTTAGAGCAGATTGATGAGCTTGATGTTGATAAGTTGGCTGATTATATTGAAAAGTATGATAAGCTGGTTGAGCGCAAAAAAGAAGTGGCTCAACAGATATCTGTTTCTGATTTGGAAATACAGAATAACGTATCAAAGCTTGAAATTTTTAAACATGAGATAGACAATGTAGCAAAGCAAATATCACTATATGAAGACAATAGAGAGTCAATTGAAAACCTTGAGCAACTTGTTGTAAAAAGGAATGAATATGCCACACTCCTTGCCCGAACCGAAGAACGCTGCAATGAATGCAAACAACAATTAAACGATCTATACATTAGTCATGGATCGTATGAGCAGAAATTGCAAAACTTAATCGAACAAAAGAAGGAACTTTCAGAATTACGAGAAGAGTATTCCGCCTATGACTTGTTTATGCGATGCATGCATACCAGTGGCATTTCTTATGATATTATAAAAAAGAAGCTACCAGCAGTTAATCAGGAAATCGCAAAAGTCTTGGCCAATATAGTAAATTTTGAAGCGTTTTTTGAAGACGAAGGCAGAAAACTAAATGTGTATATTAAACACCCCAGCCATGAACCGCGACCAATTGAGATGGGATCTGGTGCTGAAAAAACAATTGCCTCGATGGCTATACGACTCGCACTTCTTCACGTAAGTAATTTGCCAACACCGAACGTCTTTATTATGGACGAGCCAGGCACCGCACTCGATGCTGAAAACATGGAAGGATTCGTTCGTATTTTGGACATGGTTAAAAATTATTATAAAACTGTTGTATTAATATCACACGTTGATGCCTTGAAAGACTGTGTGGATCATGTTATTAATGTTGAAAAGGAAAATGGTTATGCAAAAGTCAATGTTTGAAACTATTTATCTTATAGCCAAAGGAGGGCTATATTATGAGTAGACATGCAATTTTAGACAAGATAATGGCAAAAGCCATCTCACGAAAATTATTTACCTTTTTAACAGCAACGGGATTGATGTTGTGGAGTGACCTATCATCAGACACCTGGGGCATGATCGCTATGGTTTATATTGGCACACAAGGCGCTATTGACGCTATGAAGGAATACAGGCACGGATAATGACTTGGTTAACATTTGTTTTATATTCTAAAAAGATTTGGGTTTGGTGTAAGCACCACTGGAAGATTCTTGCAATTGCCCTATGGACTCTTGTTGTATTTCTAGTCGCTCGAAAAAATGTAAGAGCATATAAAAAGGTCTTAGATACTACAATCCAGAACTACAAGAAAGAGGTTGATGTTTTGGAAAACTCTCACAGACAAGAAATTGAAAAGAGAAATAAAGCGATTAAAAAACATAACGATGATATCAAAAAACTTGAAGAAAAGTACGCTGGCGATAAACATCAACTTGATGTTCAAAAGCGCTCTCGATATCTCGAACTAGTAAAAATGTACGATGTTGACCCAGAGAATATTAATAAAATTTTACAGGAAGAATTTGGATTTAAATATGAAGAATAAAATTATTGCCAATATGTTAGCTTTTGGGCTAGTGTTTCCTGCCCCTATTTTTGCACAGGACATTGAAGAGGCAAAATATACACATCTTGATGCCGGGGAAACAGCGCCATTTGCAGGTATATTGTTTAATCCCGCAGCCCTTGCGGAGCTTTTGTCAGAAAAAACATTTTCTGATGAGGAGTGTGATTTAGAAGTTGAATATCAAGTGTCAAGGGCAAGGACCGAAATGCAATTAAAACTTGACTCTCTACAAATAAGTTACGATGCGTTAGAAGAAAAGCATCAACTTTTGATGGATATCAAAAATAGCGAGATAGATACTTATAGAGAGATGGCTCTTGACCAGCCAAATAAAAACAATCAATGGTGGTTAGCAGGAGGAGTGGTTGTTGGTATAGGGTTGTCCCTTGGAACGTTTTATGCCGTAACAGAAATCAATGAGTAAACCAAAAAAAGATCCAAATTATGCGCTAAGAGTTGAAAAAGCGATTGCTGATAAGTACGGAGCAGAAACCGTACAGCATCCGGCAAAGAATTGGAACTCGGATAAGGAACAAGAATACGCGGAACAACTTAAGCTTTTGACTCAAAAGCTTGATAAAATGTCTGAAAAGATTGAAAAAGTAGAAGTTCAGGGAGTTTTGATATCAAAAAAACTACTTAATAAAGATAGCAATAGGGTTTGTCACATATGCACTGTTTATTCGTTTGATGCGAGAGATGATGTATACATGAATAAATACGAATGCTGTTTCAAGTGTTATATTCAATGGGTTGATGGGAGAGAAGAACGTTGGGCAACCGGATGGAGACCCAACAAAGGAGAAAATAAATAATGGCAACAGTTTTAGATATCGTAAGGGGCATTTCGCAAGCAGCGGCAAACGCTTACGATGGTTCACAATATGACAATTACTCTCTTGATGGAGAAGCAAGAAAAATTGGTCTCAAAAGAGAAGAGGGGGATCCAATTCTTGATTCCCGAGTCGTCGATGGATTTTCTGTTAAATTTCATGGCAACCTTCTGTGCATCAGTTATCAAAGCGATATCAGGCTTAAAGATGTGTACGCGGGTGATATTGAGGCAGACGTAGAAGAGATGATTCAAAATGTTGCGAACTTTCTCAAGAAAGAATATAAAAAGATCACTGGGGATTCTCTCTCTCTATCTCCAGAAAGCGAGGTCGATGTGTTAGTCCAAAACACTTCCAAGGTTCGCGTGTTCGTCACTGGAAAACGATTTTATAAAGTAGGAAACCTTGATGGTGTCCTTCCAGAAACCATCCCATCTGAAGATAGGTTGGATAAGTCTATTCGTGACTTTCTTGCTCTTGGTAAAAACAAATAATGCTTAGATGTCGTTTGAACTCACAAAAAATGAAATATTAAAAGAAATATTAAAAAGCGGGAAAGACCCCGTTTATTTCATTAACAACTACGCAAGAATTGCCCACCCTCTCGACGGACTGATTCCGTTTAAATTATATCCTTTTCAGGAAAAATTATTATACGACTTCAATGACCACCGTTTTAATGTAATTCTTAAGGCGCGTCAATTGGGAATTTCTACCACAACGGCTGCTTATGTCGCGTGGATGATGTTGTTCCATCGTAATAAAAATATTTTGGTTATTGCCACTAAGTTTCAGACGGCAGGAAATCTCGTAAAAAAAGTTAAACACATTATTAAGAACCTGCCTCCTTGGTTGCAAATAGCCAACATTGATATTGACAACCGTGCATCGTTCGTGTTGTCAAACGGATCTGAGATTAAAGCTTCTTCCACATCGGGTGATGCTGGTCGTTCAGAGGCGTTATCTCTTCTCGTAATCGATGAGGCTGCTCACGTCGAAGGTCTCGATGAACTGTGGACAGGCTTATATCCTACGCTATCAACAGGTGGTCGCTGTATTGCTCTTTCCACTCCCAACGGTGTTGGTAATTGGTTTCATCAAGTTTATGTGGACGCTGAACAAGAACAAAATGATTTCTTTCCGACAGTTTTGCCTTGGGATGTTCACCCCGATAGAGACCTTGAGTGGTTTGATAAGGAAACGCGCAACATGTCCCGGCGTCAAATTGCACAAGAGTTGGAGTGCAATTTCAATATGTCTGGCGAGACGGTTATACACCCCGATGATCTAACTTGGATTGAAAGTACAGTTAAAGAACCTCAGTATCGAACTGGGTTTGACAGAAACTTGTGGATTTGGGAAAAATCTATAGATGGCTGCAACTATCTTCTTTCGGCAGATGTGGCCCGAGGTGATGGAAAAGATAGCTCCACACTGCATGTCTTAAAACTTGAAACAATGGAAATTGTTGCAGAATACCAAGGAAAGCCGACACCAGATGTTTATGCGGATATGTTAAACAGTATCGGGCGAGAATATAACAACGGAATGATAGTTGTAGAAAATAACTCGGTTGGCTTTGCTGTATTATCAAAATTAAAAGAACTGGGTTATAATAACATATATTTCTCTATTAAGTCCACTCATCAATATGTTGAACAAATTCAAGGAGAACATATGTCAAATGCTATCGCTGGTTTTTCTACCACCTCTAAGACCCGGCCTCTTATCATAGCAAAAATGGAGGAATTCATTAGAAATAAACTAATTACCATATATTCTTCGCGAACTCTAAATGAGTTCAAGACTTTTATCTGGAACAACGGTCGTCCCGAGGCAATGAGGAGTTATAATGATGACTTAACAATGGCTCTTGCGATTGGTTGCTGGGTAAGAGACACAGCATTTGAAGCAGGTAAATTGGAGCAGCAATATAGAGATGCCTTTGTCAACTCAATGTTTGTTGCCTCTACAAAAATGAATACACAAATTAAAGGACAAGAAGGATACAGGGCAAACGAAAATACTCTTGAACAAAAGCAGAAAGCAATACAAGATATGAAACAGTTTGGCTGGCTTTATAAAGGATAAATAAATGGCAAACAAGAAAAACCCGAAAAACCCAGAATCACCTTTGTTTAGGCAATTGACACGCCTATTGTCTGGACCCCTTGTAAATTATCGCACACAAACCAGCCGCAAGCTTTCTCGTGTTCAGCTTGATAAGTTTAAGTTTCAATCTGCCGCAGGTTTAAATTTTAAAAAATCTTCGTACAATCCTTTCGAACAACTTAGCACCGCAATTATGTCTAATCAAATGCGTGCTGAGAGATACCAAGACTTTGAGCAAATGGAGTATACACCTGAGATTGCATCAGCCCTTGATATTTATGCCGACGAAATGACCACTTCGTCAGACCTTCAGCCCCTTCTTACCATTAAGTGCCACAACGAAGAGATTAAAGCGGTACTTAATGAACTTTATCATACTGTTCTTAATATTGATTTTAATTTATTTGGATGGAGTCGCACAATGTGTAAGTATGGCGACTTCTTTTTATATCTTGATATTGATGAGCGCCTTGGAATACAATCTGTCGTTGGCTTACCAACACACGAGATCGAGCGCCTTGAAGGTGAAGATAAGAGCAACCCCAAGTATGTCCAATTTCAGTGGAACTCTGGTGGGCTTACTTTTGAAAATTGGCAAGTTGCACACTTTCGTATTCTTGGGAATGATAAGTATGCCCCTTATGGCACTTCTGTATTAGAATCGGCACGCAGAATTTTCCGTCAATTAATTCTTTTAGAAGATGCAATGATGGCTTATCGGATTGTTCGCTCTCCAGAGCGTCGTGTATTTTATATCGATGTTGGAAACGTTGCTCCTAATGATGTTGAGCAATATATGCAAAAAGTTATGACACAGATGAAGCGAAACCAAGTTGTTGATGCTAACACTGGTCGTGTTGACTTGCGCTATAATCCAATGAGTACTGAAGAAGATTACTTTATTCCCGTTCGCGGCGGTGTATCTTCTCGTGTTGAAAGTTTACCAGGCGGGTCTTTTACGGGCGATATCGACGATGTAAAATATCTTCGTGATAAATTATTTTCTGCATTAAAGGTTCCCCAATCGTATCTTACGAATCTTGAGGGTGCCGATGAAGACAAAACCACATTAGCACAAAAGGACATTCGTTTTGCAAGAACAATTCAAAGACTCCAGCGCTCGATTATTACGGAGTTAGAAAAGATTGGAATTATTCACCTTTATACTCTTGGGTATAAAGGCGCTGATCTTATTAGTTTTAAACTGTCCCTCAATAATCCATCGAAACTTGCAGAACTTCAAGAACTTGAACATTGGAAAACCAAGTTTGATATCGCCGCCTCTGCTACAGAGGGCTATTTCTCACGTCGCTGGGTTGCTGATCACATCTTTAACCTTTCTGAAGAAGAGTTCATTCGTAACCAACGAGAGATGTTTTTTGATCGCCGCCTTGATGCAGAACTTGAAGGCGTTGCCACTGCTGTTGAGGGCGAGGCGGGCGGCCCGCTTGGTGGGGAAACTGAAGACCTCGGCGGTGATGACGTGGACGATCTGCTTGGCGGGGAGCCAGCCGATGAAGAAGGTGGCGGACCTCTCACAGAGCCAGGTGGCGAAGAGCCAGCAGTCGAACCAGAGGAGGACACTCTTCTCGCAGCACCTGGCAAAAGAGATGATCAAAGGCGCGTTGGCAAGAGTGGTCCAAATAAACGTCGCATGCGCTCAAAAGCACGCAGTGTTGAGATCAACACTGCACGTACAAACTTCCCAGGAGGGAAAGGTTTTGAGTCATTGGGGCACCTTGGGGGTCTTTCTGGCGAGTTTAGAAAAGCCGGATTATATGAGGAAGATCACAAGCCTACTGATAATTTAGAAGAAAGACAATTATTTGAGGTAAAACAGGAGATAAAGAAACTAATTACGGAGTTAGATAACAGCAAGTTAGGTGACAAAAATGAAAAAAACAAAACATAATAAAAAAAGAAATACTGCTTTTTTATACGAAGCTCTCATTAGGGAGATGACAAAAGCAGTTGTTTCAAATGATACTGAAAGAAAAAATAAAATTGTAGATATTTTAAAAGAATCTTTTTCATCTAACAAAACTTTGGGAAAAGAGTTGGGTTTGTATCGAGCGCTCCTTGATAGCTCTGAGTTAGATCCTATTACAGCAGAAAAGCTTCTTTATCAAATCCGTGAAGCGTATTCTAATTTAAATTCGCAAGAGGTGTATGATGCACAAAGTCATGTTATTAATAGAATTAATAAAGAGGTTGGCTTAGGGGTGTATAATAATTTTGTCCCAAATTATAAGAGCATTGCCACCGTTTCACAGCTTTTTGGTGTCAAGACCGGTGCATCCGATATTAAAAAGGGCGTCATTTTAGAACAGCAAGTTTTACAGACCATTACAAGAAAAAATAGTGACAAAACTAAAAAGCAAATGAAGCCAATTGACAATATTGTTTTTAAAACGTTCTCTGGAAAATTTAATGACGTTTATTCCGAAGGGCTTTTATCAGAGCAAAAAGAATTGCTCAATCGTTATATTCTTTCGTTTGACAGTGACACAGATATTAAAATATATCTTAACGAAGAACTTGCCAGACTTCACACGGCACTTAAGGATGCTTTGAGTTCGAGCGATATTAAAGCAGATAAAAACATGACCGAATCAACCAACTCAGTTATTAAAATGATTGAAGAGTTTAAAACTCAGCCGGTTGATAAAAGCCTTGTAGAAAAGGTTCTTAAAATTCAGAACTTAGTTCACGAGATTTCAGTATAATGAGTATTACAGTCAAAATTCCAAAACAACCGGAGAAACTTGGTATTAAAGAAGATATCAAGTTAAAGGTTCGCAAGACACTTGGAAACCAACTTGTTGTTGAAGATCATCCCGATGTTGATATCGTTATCTACCCAGATAGTAAAAAGATTTTGGCTCTTGCAAAACACGTTAACAACGAAGAGGTATATGACACACAAGATCGCCTTTTTCTTAAATTAAGGAACGAAGGGTTGATTAAACCAGATAGTGTGCGTGCCGGATATGTTTATGGCTCGATGGAAGCACAAATGTTCATAAACGAAGATTACGATATGGTCCAAGCAGCGCTTTATGGAATTAATAAATTTATTGTTGACGAGAAACCATATTTCGAACATATTGAAGAATTTGAAAGAGCAGTCGATGACTATCTTACTGAGCCTACACCAGAAGATAGCACGGCACTTGGAGAAGTTCCACAAGAGCCGGTAAAGGGAACTATTAGACCAGGGTGGATCCGAGGTCCATACGGCATGAGTATAATGAATAGGACATAAAATGGAGCTTTTATATTTTGTGTTAGCGGCCTATGGGTTGACACAAATACTTGTTTACGGAACCATTTTTAATAAAGTTCGCCCAACCAAAGGTTGGTTTGGCGAGCTTTTGTCGTGCCCAATGTGTACAGGCTTTTGGGTAGGTGCTCTTTTGTTTGGAATAAATGGTTGGACAGAACTATTTACATACGAGTATAATCTCGCCAACCTTTTAATATTGGGTTGGGTGTCATCAGGAACATCATATATCTTAAATGTTATATTTTGTGACAATGGTATACAAATAGGAGCTAACAATGGACAACTGGACAAATAAGTGGATGTTACAACCCGTCAGACGCTGCTGCAAAGGATCCTAACTCGTGCAGGTAGCGCCTGCAACTGGAATAGAAAATGAACAAGTATTTATTAACAGAGTATTATGAACTATGTCCAAATGGGACATGTGATGATTTATTGACTGAAGATGAAAAACGCATGGTCCGTGAGGAAAATGCAATGTTTTTGACAGGAGTTATGCAGCGTGCCAATCATTTAAATGGTAATCGTCGTGTCTATAGTCGTCCAATTTTAGAACGCGAAGTCGAGAATTACAACAAGTTAGTTCGCGAAAGGCGAGCACTTGGTGAATTAGATCACCCAGACTCAGCAGTTATCAACCTTGCCAATGCAGCACATCTTGTCACAGAAATTTGGTGGGATGGCGATGCTGTTATGGGTAAGGTACAAATTTTGAACACACCATCCGGTCAAATTTTGCGCTCTCTTGTGGAGTCAGGTATCAAGCTCGGCATTTCATCACGAGGCATGGGCTCGGTTCAGGAGCAAAATGGACAAACAATTGTTGAAGACGATTTCCAATTGATTTGTTTTGACTTTGTATCCGAGCCTTCTACTACTGGCGCTTTTATGATGCAAGAAAACAAACAACCAAATATCATTACAAAAGCGGATCGAATCAATCGAGCATTAAATGATGTACTGAGGAATAAATGAAAAAATCAGAATTAAAACAAGTTCTCAGACCTCTTATTAAAGAATGTATTAAAGAGGTGATATTTGAAGAAGGTGTTTTATCTAATATTGTTTCCGAGGTGGCACAAGGATTGGGAGGGCAGACTATCGTAGAGACGAAACAAGCACAGCCCGTTCAAAAAAGAGACTATGCAAAAGAAAATCTAGCCGCCACGCAAAAGCTTCAAGAAACAAGAAAACGAATGTTGGACGCAATTGGGGCAGACTCTTATAACGGGGTCGATTTATTTGCTGGTACTACGCCCACAAGAGCCCCTGTTGAGAGCAAACAAGGTGATCCTCTTTCTGGTGTAGATCCTAGAGATGCTGGGGTCGATCTCGAAAAACTTTTTGGAGGGGCTAGTAAAAACTGGTCACATATAATTAAATGAGCAGAGCAGTCAATCTAACCATAAAACCGTTAAAAAATAGAAAGGGAAGGTCGCCAGATTCTCCCGAAAGTATGATTCGTAGATTTATTAGGAAGTCTAAAAAGGCAGGAATTCTTGATGAAGCCAAGAAAAGAAAATATTATAAAAAGCCATCTCAAATAAAAAGAGAGAAGGCTATTCGTAGAAAAAGAGAATTAGCAAAATTAGAGAGAAAAAAGAGATAATTAGATACTAATTATAGAGAAAAAGTGGGAGTTTAGTACATATGGGACAAGATCCTTTTAACAGATATAAAGCAGGCATACACAACGTTGGCTCTTATCAGGTAGCGGGAATTCCGTGGATTACTGGATCAGCAGCGTTAAAAAGAGGTCAAGAGGTTAAATATAGATTTCCTAAAGTTACAAAATCTATAACAGTTATTAATCGAAGCGCGGCAGATATTAGAGTTCATTTTCATACTACCGGCGCTGTTCATCCTTCTGGAGTGATGACTGGCTCTCATTTTGTTCTTATGGATTCTAAAGAAGATTCTTATACTTTTAATGTAAAAGCGAGTGAAATTTACGTTACTGCGCCCCATGATAATGCCAGCGACGACGCCAGTTTTACAATTATAGCCGAATTGACTGGAATTGAAATCCCCACCGGATTTAACCTAACTGGCTCTGGTATTTCATCGCTGGATGGAACATAGGGGCTAGTAATAATGGGCTATCAAGGAAGCAATTTTGAACCAGGAATGGTGCCAGAAAGTGGCACTATCGCAGGCCCTGGAAGCTATGTCGCACTCAATGACGGTGACGAATTTATTTTAACCTCCGCTGGCGGTGGTGACACCGATCCAGGCGGCTCAAACACACAAGTTCAATTTAATGACAGCGATGAGTTTGGTGGCGACAGCGGCTTTACATACAACAAAACATCAAACACTGTGATGATTACAGGCAGCCTTCGCCTAACTGGTTCAGAGGCACCAATATTAGTAATTGAAAAAGCACCGGGAGACACTACTAAAGAAATTGTTTTTGTAGAAGAGGGAGTAGAACAGGGCGGCATTTACTTTAATAATAGCGATCATCTTTTTGTAAGAAATGAAAATAACGCCAAAGATATTATTCTTCGAATAGAGAACTCTTCAAATGCTGGAAGAAACTTGGTTCGACTTGATGGTGAGAGTGAAGCTGTTATCGTGGGTTTTGCAAATGCTAAAACCGCAGCGACAAACAATTGTATTCTTGATGTTGATGGAAACACTATAATAACTGGTTCATTACAAACAACCGACTTTGTTTCTGCTTCTACTGAGGTCTTTGGAGGAGATTTAAGAACAAGCGGCAATGCTTCTATAACTGGAAGTATGACATCTAATAACATTGTTGTTAATGGCGGCGGTGTTACAAACGGTGCAACAGTTTCGGTTACAGCAAACGATACGCTCACTACCGGACAAGCTTTATATATTGACCACGATGACGCTGCTACTACTGCGGTTGGTCCCGCCAGCATCAGAGTTGATTTTGATAAAGATGGCGTCATGGGTAATAGCCAAGCTGCTACCTATAAGGGTATAGCCGTTGATATGGCAGATGCTGCGACCAATCACGCAGGATCAACAGTAAACATGCTTGGTGTGGATATTGGACTTTCGTCAGATAACCCCCAAGGCACTCTTACAAATATTGCTGCTAATCTTTCAAGTTCGGGAGCAGATAACAACTTTGGTCTTAGGATTATAACCGATGATGCGGAAGGCAGTGCGGATATTAAAATGGACTCCTCACTAGACGGTAATGACTATGCGACTATTGCCGTTCAAGAGCATGGTGCTTTATCAATAACCACTGTAGATGGCGGCGCTGCGGCAGCGAATATTGAAATTGAAGCAGATGGCAATATTGAAATGGAGACAGTGGCAGGCGGCCAATTCGATTTAGAGTCCAACAACGCTAACGGTCCTGGCACCGGATGGAATACTTCGGGCATGGTCTCATCTAAGGTTGCAAACATCAATGGCGAGATAGTGACCACTATCCTTGTAGACATACAAGGGACCAGGGGTTATGATGGTACCAATGCTGACGGTCGCGTTATCGGAAGAGACGGGCAAAGCAATGCCTACTTAACCAGAGTCCAACAGGCTATAAATGGCTATGTTTACAGAATTGAATTTAGTTGCATAGAAGAGCCAAATGCCTCCTCTAATCCGCAGAAAAATATTGTTCTTTCCGCCGACGACACAGCCCGCGCTCAAGGAGTCGATGGCAGCAGCTATGACCATCTGGTTGATTTAAATAACAACTGGGCACGAGGAACAAGCAAATCTTCTGCCGATGGCGCTACGTTTGGAAATGGTTTAGATGATGATTATCTTTATTTAACTAATGGATCAAGCGCTGGCGACGATAATGACTACACTGCTGGAAAATTTGTCATTAAGCTGTACGGTGCAAACTTCACTGGTCAGGGCTAATAGATAACAGATAATCTTAAAATAAGACTTTCTTTATTGTTAGTTCCCTCCTATTTATAATGAACAACCATACTTAAGGGAGCTTGATTATAGATGGGTGAATTTTCATGGGCATATGTTGAGGGCGCTGGATCTACGGCAAGCGGACCTACAGGGTCTCTTCAATTTCGGGCTGGTGACGATAGAGGGCAGCCCACGCTAACCGGTAGTTCCAGATTAATCTTTAATACGGCTTCTCAGGATCACGCCCTCACACTTACCGGCTCATTTAATATTAGTGGCAACTTAAATGTTGCTGGCAACATTACTACAATTTCTGCAAGTAATTTGTCAATACAAGATTCAATAATTGGTCTTGGGTTCGGTACGGGAAGTAACCACACAGGTGTAGCTGGTGATCGCGGGTTTGTCTTTGGAATTACCGGCAACGAAAACAAAGCGCTTTTTTGGGATCAAACATCTGGTTCTTTTGTTGTAGGGAAAGTTGTATCACAAGCCCCTCACGCTTTGTCGCTTGATGTGTCTGAGGCAAATCTTAGCACCTTTAAAGCGGGCGGTGTCATGGTATCTGGTGCAACTGGAGTTCGCGTAGATCGTGGGCCACTTTCCGCTTCTGGTCGTGGTTATTTTACAGATGTTGTGCAAATGGCAGGCACTCTTAATGTTTCTGGCTCCGCAAGATTCCTTTCGCAAATAACTGCTTCAAGCTTAAATGCACATGGTGATATTAAGGCTACCGGGTCTTTTTCTGGGTCCGGTGCTATCTTTACAGATGATGTGCAAATAGCAGATAGCCTACACGTCTCGGGCGCAACTTTAATCGGTCATGGTCTAGCCCCAGTTGCAGGAAGTTCACATCAAGTAACGGGCGCTATTTATGTTACCTCAAGTCAGGCAAGTCATTTTTCTGGATCACTTGATGTTGTCGGAGGCATTACAGCAACTTCTGGATTTTCTGGCTCAACCGCCATCTTTACAGATGATGTGCAAATGGCTGATGATCTTGGCGTTTCCGGTTCTTCAAAATTTGTTGGGTTTGTTTCTGCTTCTAATGAGATTTTTGGATACTCTATTAGGACAAGCGGAGACATCGCATCTTCAGGATCCATTATTTTAAATGACGGTGGTTCACTAAAAGAGGGCGGTGGCACCGCAGCATTTACATTTGACGACAGTGGACACGTTACAAAAATTGGACAAGGCTCTCCATCAAGCAATGATGTTTTGAAATGGGATGGTTCTAAGTGGGCACCCGCAGCAGATGCGACTACTACTATTTCAAATGATGCTGATAACAGAATTACAACCGCCAAGGGAGATGGTGACTTAAACGCTGAAGCCAATGCAACATTTGATGGAAGTGAGTTGAGAATTATTGGTCGCATGTCAGGCACGAGCTTAAATGCACATGGTGACATTAAGGCTACCGGATCTTTCTCCGGCTCAGGTGCTATCTTTACAAACAATGTACAAATGGCAAGCACTCTTAATGTTTCTGGTTCTGCAAGATTCCTTTCGCAAATAACTGCTTCAAGCTTAAATGCACATGGCGACATTAAGACTACCGGATCTTTCTCCGGCTCAGGTGCTATCTTTACAGATGATGTTATAATGGCAGATAGCCTACACGTCTCGGGCGCAACTTTAATCGGTCATGGTCTAGCCCCAGTTGCAGGAAGCTCGCATCAAGTAACGGGCGCTATTTATGTTACCTCAAGTCAGGCAAGTCATTTTTCTGGATCACTTGATGTTGTCGGAGGT